TTATGAGCGAAGCAAAACATACAAAACTTGAAATATACGAAGAATTTGCCGGATTGGCCCAAATTGATGGCAAAACAATCTTTGTAGTTATGCCGACACTTATCGAGAACACAGATGATTTGGTCCTTCGCAAAGCCAATACCGAAGAACTTCTTCGCCGCTGGAACAATCACGATGATTTGGTGGCTGCTTGTGAATACACAAGAAGTCTTTTAGCTTCCGGAATTGGCCAAAGTACCCACGCTTTAGCAATGATTGAGGCCGTTCTCACCAAAATAAATAAGGATCATGGCGATGGCTCAAGATGACATAATCAGCTTTTCATCACCCTCCTCCTAAGTAGTCGGGTCACGGAGGACCAAAACCCAAAGTGGCCCGACATTTTTGAAAGGAACGAAAATATGAAATTTCCAAAGAAAATTTATGTGAAAATTGAAAAAGACGACGATGAAGATGAATTTCTCATCTTAGGACAAAACCCCAGTGATATTGCTGACCATGAAGATGTAACAAAGGCGGCAGTATATGTCTTGGAACAGGAAGTAACTCTGGTTAATTTAACAGAAGTTCATCCTAGAACGTGAACAACGGCAAGAGGCGAAGTTTAGGTGCCGATGGCAATCTCATGGATGATTTTAGGATGCCAAGCAGGAAGGGCTATGGACTAATTGCCCCGGCACCTGTTTTGAAAAGTGAATAACAGGCAAGGGGCGGCGGCATGTACGCATACATGAGCTATAGCTTCCGTGCAAGAATGGAGCGGTTCTATAGTTATCCCAGGCAGGCCGATCCTGCCCGCCCCATTGCTGGTTTTGAAAGGAGAAATAATGTTAAAGAAAATACAAATCAAAAGGGTAAAAAATATATTACTGACCGATATTGATATTCCTTATGAAAATATGTCACGCCAATCTTTCGTTAAAATTCTGAAAAAACACAAACATACGAATTGGCATAAAGTCAAAGAGATTACAGAAGGTCCCGAATCAATAAAAGAGTTAATGGATTCAATGAAACGTGTCGGCCAAATTGAGTGCATAGGAGTTACACAGATTGATGTTTCAGAAGACCTCTTAGAAGAGGATGGACGTGAAGGTGTTTATTTTCTTCGATATGGTTTGAGGAGATTTGTTGCGGCCTATCTTTTAGGTTGGTCAAGAATTAAAGCCGTAATATTTTAATTGAACAGGTTCCGGGGACGTTTGCCAGGGAAGAGGTTAGGCTGTAAAGAAACGTAACTAAGTTAAAAATAGAGCATATATAGAAAACAGGTTTGTTCGTTTTTCACGGATGCCCCGGAACCTTTTTGAAAGGAGAATGACAATGCCGTTTGATTTGAAATGTCCGAAATGTGGAAAAGTCGGAGATGGGGGATGGAATCAAATATTGTTTGATGAATCATATTATAAGTGCAGTTGTCTTCATTGTTGGCATCCAGAACTGCTTGAGTCCGAGCCTGAACCGAATAAATCAGCAGAAGATATTCGAGAAAAGCTTAAGAACAGTATTAGTTACATTGATTTTATCAAAGATTGGATAAACTCAGGATGGTTAAATCGCCTGACCGCCGAGAAGAAAGAGATTGAGGAGAAATTGGGGGATTGTATAGCTCTGGTAGATGAACTGGAAAAATCAGAAGACAAACTGAGAGATGCGATGGAACGCATTAACAATTGGGCAAAAGCCTATCCGCTCGCTTTATTCCCGAAACCAGACCTAAAACGGGCAGCTAAAATATTAAAGGATTCAGGCATGACTTTGGATGATATCCAGGCCGATGCGATGCGTCATGTATTGGATGGCGTAAAAGATATAGTCGAGCAAGCCCTGAAAGGAGAATGAGAATGAGTGATAAGTGCAAAGATAAGCCCCATAAATGGACGAAATGGAATTTTGCTGCCTACATAGAAACTGGTGGAGCAATAGAATTTCGAAGATGTAAAAGATGTGGCAAGAGAGAACACAGAGCAATCCAAACTGTAGGTGAATGACATGAAATACGAAGATATGGACATCCCTGCCTATTACGAAGAGAAGCGAATCGAGCATGAAGAGTTAGTCGGCTGTTACGCCCCGATGCTGGTTATTGTGGGACATAAGTCATAGAAAGGGGAAAATCATGGTTAATTCCGCACACATACAGGAAGCTGAACGATTAGGAATGCCGGAACATGAGCCGCCGAAAATGGATTGTCCCCGGTGTGGAGTCCGGAACGGTGTGGTTTGTGCGATGATAAGCAGATTGTCTTCTCCTGGTAAAATTGTTCTCAATTTAACAAAAGAGCAAAAAGAAGAAATAAACCAAGTTGTCGAATTCATAGTTACTGGTAAATGACAATTATTTGTGCCGGGTACAAATTAGTCATGTGGTGGTTGGTGGCATAAATCGAAAGGAGAAAATCATGGAATCAAAATTGCTTAATTACGTTTGTACGAAATGCGGTGTTAGTCTCAGAAGGCAAATATTATTTGCTTTAATGATAGATTGTGGAGCAAAGACATCAGACCCTTCTGAATGTCCACAGGGAGGAGATCACGACTTTCAACCTCCCCCCAAAAAAAAGGAATAAATCATGTCTGACAGATGGGGACCAAGTGAGGATTGCAAACAATGTGCTCAGCCGCAAAGTGTGATTGATATGTTTCATTGTTATGAATGTGATAAAGACATGTGTAAAGATTGTATCAAAGAACACGTGTGCGAGCGATTCAGCGAAGAATTCCTAATTGCTTTGACCGAGCCAATAGTCGAGGCTTTTGGGAAAATCAATTATTACTTTTCCGGCGAGATTCACAAAGAAGACTATTGGATATTTGAATTTCAGCCACTTAATGAGAACAGTCCAATTATAGAATTGAAGATTAAATTATGAAACATTTTTACAAATGCCCGATATGCGGCGAAGAATTCTGCCTCAAAGGAAGAAAATATTGTGAAGATGGTGCTGGTGTTGAATGTGCCGGCCAAAAAGGTAAAGCTCATACTAAAGTCAATATGGATTTTGCCGGTACATCCATAAAGGAATTAAGAGAGTTTAGACGAGAAAAAAGAAAACAAAAGAAGGAATTGCTATGAATCCTAATATGAAAGTAAAAGAGATAACAGTAGGTCTTTCGGGAGTAATACCAGTTGCTGCCTACGAGAATCTTCGGCCAAGTTTCTCAATGACGGTCGAGCCTATCAACGGTGAATCTGTAGAGAATATCATAGCAAGCTGCCAGCAATATCTCCATACCGTATTCGAGAATGAAAGCAACAGAGGCAAGGCCGATCTTATAGACAAACAATATTCCAACATCAGATTCTATGAGAAAAATGGCAAGAAGTATCCTTCTGTTACTTCAATTCTCAACTGGGACAAGCAATGGGGCAAATTCACTGATGATGAATTGAGCCAATATGCTGCGAGAGGCAATATCATGGAAGCCTTGATAACGGAGTATATCAAAACCGGCGAATGGATAGACCCGACTCAAGTGCCTTCATTAAGAGAAGATGTCTCTGTTCTCATGGGTGGCAATTTGATGCTTACATGGGAACAATGTTCGCACAAAGCCTTCATGGAGCAATACAAAGATAAAATAGAAGTCGAGGTATTTCAGGGTGAAGTTTTTAACGATGAAGTTCTCTATGCCGGCACTTACGACATTCTCGGCAAATTTGATGGTGTACACTCCATAATGGACATTAAGCATGGCACTTTTGATATGAGGCAGCTTGCGGCTTATGCCAGGTGCTTGGAAGGCATAGAGCAGCTTGTAATTTTGCCGGTAGGTTCAACAGATAACAAATGCGGATACAAACGGCCAGTTGTCTGCGATACCGTTCAAAAAGAATACGAAGATTTCTTGAAGGCACGGGCAAAATTCCGTTCGAGATTTGGGATATAGTTACGGGAAAATGACAATGCCGAACAAATGTGAAAAATGCGGCAACGAAAAAGATTACAACTTCGCTCTGAATATCGGGCTGTGTAATCAATGTATTATCGCCAAAATCGAAAAGTTGGAAGAGGCATTGGGAGACATTTTGGAATATGACAAAACTTATGGAGACATGCCTGCCAGTCTTACAGAAAGAATAAAACAAGCTCTGAAGGGAGAATTCAATGGATAACCCTCATTGTCTCCATGATGCTCCTTCAGCAACTTATGAGGAATGTTTTTGTGGAAGATGCCATATTTATGGTTCTTTTGACAATCTCGTTGAAGAAGAATGCCCAAGTGATAAAAAATGCTTTTGTAAGGAATATGAAGAAAGAGAATCCGATGAATAACGGCTGCCCAAAATGTGCAAAGATAAGTGGACCACCGAAGTATCCGGGTGACCATGGAATATGTCTCGACTGCCAGCTTGAACAGGCTGATGCAGATGTATTACAAGCAATGAACAGAAGAGCAGAACTCGAAAGGAAAAAGGCAAAACTCGAAAGGAAAAAGGCAAAAAAGTAGTTGACAATCGCAAGCAATAGGCTTATTATATATGAATGATACCAGCGTTAATAAGAATATTAGAGTCAATCAGGTCAGTTCGGGGCAGCACATTGTCCGCGCTGGTATCAACCTGATTGACTTTTTATTTGGAGATTGCCAAATGAAGAAAATACTACTTACTCAAGGCAAATTTGCTCTTGTTGACGACGCAGATTACGAGTTGTTGAACCAATGGAAATGGTTTACTGTAAAAAGAAAGAATAAAACAAGCTCTGAAGGGAGAATTCGATGAATAACGAACAATTCGACAAAGCCATATTAGATATATTGCCCGAAGCGGCATTTTACATAAAAGACACTGGTTGCCTTAAATGCGATGTTTTACCTGGGAATGCCATGTGCCTCGACTGCCAGCTTGAACAGGCTGATGCAGATGTATTACAAGCAATGAACAGAAGAGCAGAACTCGAAAGGAGCAAGTAATGAGCTTAACAGCCAAACAGGGATCATCATTTGAGCAGATTGAGGATGGCAACCATCACGGAGTTTGTGTGGCTCTGATTGATTTGGGCACTCAATACAACGAAATATTTAACAAAGAGCAGCCAAAGATAATGATAACCTGGGAGTTGCCGGATTTTCCGATTGTCGATGATCGCGGCAAACCGGATGTTGAAAAAGGCTATCGCGTGATTTCAAAAGAATACACCGTGAGCCTACACGAAAAGGCAAACTTATATACGGATTTAATATCCTGGCGGGGGCGTGACTTTAACCAGGAGGAATTGGAAGGATTTGATATTAAAACCATTCTTGGGGCCAACTGTCTGGTGAATGTAATCAAGAACAAAAAAGGATATTCACAAGTTGCTGCTGTGGCTAAGATGCCTAAAGGAATGGAACACAAGAAGGCAAGCTATCAACTGATTTACGATATGGACGAAGATATCGAAAACATACCGGAAGGTGTTCCCGACTGGATTAAGGACAAGATTAAAAAGAGTAAAGAATATATGTCTTTGGGCGCAGAGCCACAAGATGATTCTCCGCCGCCGACAGACGATGATATTCCCTTCTAATGTGCAGTTTAAGTAATATAAGAGGGAACAATGTTGGAGCTAGTAGGAGTAGCCAAAAACGGACGCTTAATATTTCAACCGAACAGCGAGCAGCTTTACACGCGATGGTTGAGCGATTCCGAGAACAGTTTTATCAAAGCGCGTTTTTATCGCTTAGGCAAGAACAAGACACACAAACAATGCAAGACACACTTCGGATTAGCGATTGCAATAATACGGGAAGCAATGATAGACAAGGGATGGGCAATTTGCGGAGTGGCCCCGAACAAGGAAATGATTCACGAGATATTGCTGAAAACGTGTGGCGGGGTAGGCGCATTAGGAGCAATGAAAGGATTGAGCGAGATGACGACTATTGAAGCAAGCCAGTTTTTTGAAAACATTAGAGATTGGGCGGAAAACGAGCTTCGTATTGTTATCCCCGATCCCGACCCTAATTGGAAGGATAAAGACAATGACAAAAATACCGTGGACTCAACGAACACTTGATGTTACCGGCGGCTGTACCAAGTGTGCTGCCGGATGCAAAAACTGCTGGGCTATCAGAGAGGTCTGGCGGCAGAACAGGCACCCAAAGTGGCAGGGGCTTGTCGAAAAAACAGCGGCCGGCTTGAACTGGACCGGCAAGATCAAGTTGTTCCCGGAAATGCTCGAAGTGCCATTAAGAACGCGTAAGCCTACTATTTTCTTCGTTAATTCAAAGAGCGATTTGTTCCATCCGAAAGTGCCTTTTGATTATATAGATAAGTTTCACGCGATTGCTGCTCTTTGCCCACAGCATAAACTTCAGGTATTGACGAAGCGGATCGAGCGGGCTGCTGAGTATTATGGAAAAGAATATTTACCCACACGTGTCGAAAACGTCAGCAAGCAAATGCAAATCATCAAACGCAATCCATATTTTTATCTTCAGGACTATTGTGTAAATGATAAAGTGGGACTGGTTTTACCAAATCTTTGGCTTGGCACATCAATCTCCACTCAGGCCGATTTAGATAAAGTGTGGCAAACAATGAGGGACATATCGGCAGCGATTAAATTCTATAGCTACGAACCTATACTTGAATTAATTAGTTTCAAAATTGATGAATGGCAATCATACCTTGAACCATGTTCATATTATTGCGAACACAATGAATTTGGTGGTGGTCACAGACCGGAAAGAGGAATTGATTGGGTAATCATAGGCTGCGAGTCCGGGCCGAAGCGCAGGCTTTGCAGTCTTGATGATATAAGGGATGCCATCCAGCAATGCCAGTATGCTAATGTCCCTGTATTCGTCAAGCAGATTCCCATCGAAGGCAAGTGCAATAAAAAACCGGAAGAATGGCCCGAATGGGCAAGAGTTCAGGAGTACCCCGAAATAAATGAAACAGGTTTAGCCACAGAGGGCACAGAGATCAACGAGGACAAAGACAATGGCTACACAGGAACAGTATGAAAGATGGAAAGATTTTGCCGTGAGGATGGCAAAGACCTGCTTTAAGGGCAGACGCAGACCAATTTGGCGGGATATTTTAGCGAGAGTCGAAAACTTTTTTGATCTGCTCGAATACAACGAAGATGTTGTTTGTGTAGTTGATTGGGACAATAGCAACCCATACCCGGAAGGGCATAGATATTACCGTAAAACATATAAATACCCATGCTGGCATTGTCACGGAACAAAAAAGCCTGATTGTATGTATGGTTGCGAAGATGGTCAGATTTATAACTACGCAGCACCTTTGTGCATAGGCGATATGTGTTCAGAACTCTCTGAATCTTGGAATCCATATTATTGGGAAGATATATCAGATGAACAATTCGAGAAACGCGATGAACAGTTTTGCGACCCTGTTAAATGCTGTATCCGTGCGGGGCTGGATATGGCGGTCGAACCCTCGGAGGGAGTTATAGGATTTATGGCTGGCGATATAAGGAGGATGTATCCTGAAGGGGTCCCGGACTGGATAACCGGCGGCGCAGATCATCGCTGGTCATATTGGATGAAAGATGAATTGAACGGGACTTTTGCTGAAATGCCGAACACTGCCAGATTGATTTTGTGAATTTATGGGAGTATCCGAAATAGAAAAGGATAAAGACAATTTACTACGTCGCTGTCTGGATGATCTCGTCTGGATGATAGACGACATTACTTGGCGGTTCGAAATTGATAAGCCGGGCGATAAGGGATCGGGCGGTTACAGCCCGGAACTGACAAGGGCTATAGCCCTGCGAACGGAACTGGAGCAATATTTTAAGAATTCCTCTTGACACGGGCAAAGATTTGACGATAATGGCGGTATAACAGTATTAAAAAGGACATTCAATATGAACACAAACAGGGGCCGGTAGCCCTCGCTGTCCTTGGCGATACTGTCAACTACCGGCCCCGCTGCTATTTGCATGGACGCGAAAATGTCAGGATACACACCACTATTTAGCAGTATAGTCAGAAGCAGTATATGGGACGAAGATAAAGCAACAAGAATTGTATGGATTACAATGCTTGCCCTTGCAGAATCAGACGGTTCGATTGAAGGCAGTATTAAGGGCCTTGCCCACGAAGCAAGGGTTACGCTTACGGAGTGCAAAACAGCGCTTGAAATATTAAAAGCTCCCGATCCATATAGTCGAACAACAGACAATGATGGCCGGCGAATTAAAGAGATGCCGGGCGGCTGGATAGTCCTGAACCATAAATTGTACCGAGAAAAGGCCAAATCAAGAGCTGAATATTACAAGAAATGGCGGGATTCAAAGAAAGAAAAGAAAGAAGATAATAATACTAAAGACGTAAACGTAAACTCAAACTCAAACAGTGAAACAGCGCGCAACAACGCGCAACAGTTGCGCAAAGAGCAAAAAAAGGAAACAAAACCACATTCAACAACATCATCCGAGAGAATTATTTCAGCATGGCAAAAGCTGCCTTTACCGTTAGAGAAAAAATCTTTTGGTTCAGCGGACATTCTGGCTATCGAGAGACAATTAAGTGTTTTGGCCGAAGACCCCATTGAACCATTGCACGAGAGCATGATCCTTGAAGCCATAGAAAACTACGGCAAGGCCCTTAATCTGCCGAGCAGCCAGACTTACAAACACAAGCTCTATTCATGGCTATTCAAAGGCCATGTTCGCAAATATATGTCTTATGCCTTCGATATAGACCATCACGACAGTAGTAAATTTCGGAAGGGTAAAGGAACCGATATTCAAACCGAATACGAGAAACTCAAGGCGAGCGGGGATTTATGACGGAACATCCGATAAATCAAATAATCTGCGGGGACTGCCTTGAGGTTATGAAAGACTGGCCTGATGGGTGCGTGGATTTGGTGATATTTAGTCCACCATATAATGTAGGCAAATTTTATAAAGGTTTTATTGATGAAAAATCATGGGATGATTACTACGATGAAATTGCACACGTCATTTTTATGTCATATAGAATACTTGTTAAGGGAGGCACTATAGCAATAAATGTACCCCCTACAATAAAATGGCAACCAGATCATAAGTATGCAAGAACGTGGACTGGCTTTGACAATAAATATAGGTGGCACCGTGGACCTGAGAAACGAAATGGAAAAGCAAGAATAGAACCGATAGCAATGAAAATTCAGAGAATAATGTTACAATTTGATACACATCTTCGGGAATCTATCGTCTGGGTTAAAGGAACAGATGAGATTGCTATTTGTTCAGGAAATCAAATGGGTTGTGATAGCGATCCTTATCTGCGGGGAGCGCATGAGTTAATATTGTTAGGTTCAAAAGAGCAATGGTTCCATAGAGGTGGCACAGGTAGACGTGGTGCAACCGCTGTGCCATATAATGATTACACGAAGGATGTATGGTTTATACAGAATCAGAGAAATGATTTACATCCAGCAACCTTTCCAGAAGAAATTCCTTTAAGATTGATTCGTCTATTCTGTCACGCAGATGATTGTGTAATCCTTGACCCCTTCTGCGGCGTCGGCACAACCTGCGTAGCAGCCAAAAAGTTAGGCCGTCGCTACATAGGCATAGAAATTTCGAGCGATTATTGTGAGATAGCCAGAGACCGTTTAAGGGCAGTTGATACCGGAGTTTCGGTAAAAGAGGCAAGGCAAGGGCAGAGGGTGTTATTCGAATGACGGAAGAACAAGCCAACGATGTTATTGAGAACACTATCAAAGCCCACTGGCCGAACTGGGACTTTAGGGGGCAAGAGCTTAAAGTCTGGATTGATGAACTTCGTAAATTCGACTTCGACACAGCCAAGAACGCGATCAACGAGCTTTACAAAACGTGGGAGAAAGACAGATACCCGAAGATGCCTCACATTATGGCTGCTATTCGACAATATGTTGCGGCAAAGTACAAGACCGGCAGGCAGGCAGCACTGTTCGGAATTCTAACAAAAGACGGCAGAAAACGGTTCTTTGATTGGTGGGGTAATGCTGATTGTCCCAGACAGGAAATCGAAGACAAGGCTGAAAGGGTGCGTCAGTATTGCAACGACAATATAGAGCCGGGTCACATTGTGCATTTTTATAATATAGATGAAAAGGAAGATACGGGTTATTACGGAGAGGAAGGTTGTTCTGTCTATGTCCGTCGCCAACAGGCAAAAGAGAAAGCTATATTGGACATCCTGAACGGACCGGACACAAAGACAAAACGATGGCTAAGGGAGTTTATGAATAAAAGAAATAAAAAAACCGGAATAAAAAGCGGCAAACTTTTCAAAGAGCCGATAACAATAAGCTCTGTTATAAATGACGACATTCCATTTTGAAAGGCGGTGACTGATGCGAACCAGGCCGGAAAGACAGCATAGATACTTTAAGGCCAAAGCTATTAAATGGCAGAGGAAACTGAATCGACTTGGAGAAAGAGCGTTGGAGCCGGACAAGTTTTCAAAACTGATGATAGAGGGACAGTCGCTATTAACTTTTATAACAATTGATGCAATTAGTAGGGAAGGCATGACTGATGGTTAAAAGAAAACTAAAAAAGCGAACGTCTTATCAGAAACAGAAGAAAAAAACTGACGATTGGTGTTCGAGATACATAAGAATCCGGGACGCAGTTAAGTTCAGCTGTTCGGAATATGGACAGTGCTACACCTGTGGAAAAATCGTTCACGTAAAGAAAGCTAACTCGGGACATTTCAAATCAAGAGGCATTGGCGGTGGTAGTGGTATTTATTTCGATGAGCGGGCCATACATCTTCAGTGTATTCAATGCAACGGTTTTTGTGGAGGCAAGCCAGAGGAATATGAGGAGCATTTAATTAGAGATTACGGACGTGAAGTCGTCGAGGAATTAAAGAGAAAGCACAAAATCAATAAATACACTCTCATGGATTTGTTCGGTCTGGAATTGTATTTCAAGTTGGAAGTAGAACAGATGTGCATGAAATATAACATTAAGAAATGGTGGTAAAGGAGAAGCAATGAACGAGAAAGAACTAATCGAAAAGCTCAAAGACAAGAGTTATGTCCGAGCTTTCGGGCTGATGACGCCGGAAGAACAGGAATGTTTGAGGAAAGTTGGAATAAGAAAGTGCGTAATCTATAGTGTTCAGGATGAATGGAGAACAATAGATATAGATGGCATATCTTATGATACTACACGCACCTACGCCCTCGTATCCAATTACCAACCTGAGCCGGAGTATAACGAGAAAAAACTAATTGAAAGGCTCAAAGACAATAAAGCTCACATAATTTTTGCGGACATGAGCAGGGATGATCAATCGTGCATAAGAACTGCGCATTCCAAAGATAAGGTTCAATACCTTAGCGATATTATGTCATGGGAAAATAAAGCACTATTTTGCGAGTTAAAGAACACGGGTATATATCGTCTCGAACCTGACTACCAACCTGAGCCGGAGTATGTGGATTTGGAGATCGTCAAAGCATTTAACTGGCTTGGGGTATGGCGAATAGGCTCCAAATTAGAGGATGTATTGCCACACGACTTCACCCACCTTCACTGCCTGCCGAGCCTGCCGAACTTCGAGGGATTTCATCAAGTTGATGATGAGGAAGAGGACGATTTTACATCTGAGGACGATTTTACATATATTGAGTGTGTTGCTACTGAAATATCAGAAGGCAAAAAAGTTTACGCAAGATTCAGAAAGTAAGAAATGAACGATCTTGATGCGCCAAGAGGAATTGCACTCGGACTGCTAATCAGCACGGCCTTGTGGCTGATTATTCTATTTTTATTATTATATTTTTTGTGATTGAGATTATTAAAACTATTTTGAAAGGGAAGAATCATGGCAAAAGCAGGAACGCCGAAAAGAGACGGCTCTGGCCGTGGAAGCAGGGCCAATCGAGGACGCGGAGGATGCAAAACGACGAGAAGAACCGGCAGGGGCCGGAAATGAAAATGAAACGACAATAATCTTTTTTGAAAGGTCAAATTATGGCTCTAAAGGATTGGTTTGAGCAACCGAAAAAAGCAGTTGCCGCCGTACAGGGCAAAAGAACGCAGATTACCGTTGCCGTGGCTATGGTAGTGGCGTTTCTCGAAGCGTTTCATCTCTGGTCACCACCTGAATGGGTGTGGATCGTGCTCGGATTTGCCGGTGTAGGCTTTATCCGGGCAGGGGTGAAGAATACATCAAAAGTTTTGGAAAATATGATTAAGGAGATCGAAATGAAAGCGAAACTAATCATCTTCGCAGCGCTGCTTGCCTTGTCGGTGGGTGGTATGGTCCAGGCCAACGGAATGACTATCTGGGGCCTGACGGAGCAGGATCTGAATAGTCAAGTGGCTATAACCGGGCGTGTCGGCTACCAGTATGACTTCATTGAGGGATTTGTCGGCTCGACTTGGCGACCACAATATGAAGTTGGAACCAATGAGCTAAAGCCGCCCCAAGTGCTATCGTTTGGTGCCGTGATACACATGCGAGATTTGGTGGACCCGAATAATCCTTTGCCCTGGATACCGGACTTGCTATTGAGCATTTTGCCTGAATCTATGGTTGCACAACCTTATTTTGGCGGACAGGGAACGTGGAATTTATTCGATGAAGACTGCGGATTTTACGGTGCGATTATCGGCATTCAGAGCAAGACAAATGCAGACAGTAAGGCGTCATTTATCACGGAACTAAACTACAACCAGAATTTCAAAGACCTCGAAGCGGTTCCCGATGAATGGCGGCTCAATATGGGCTTTAGATTCATGTTTTGATTATGCCGGACAAATGTCCACAATGCGGTAAGTTTGCAAGCAAGTTCAAGTGCTCTTGCGGGTTCTGGGCCTGCTTTCTGTGTGGTGAAGTTTGCACCGTCTGCGGGATGATCAAATGCCCGGAATGTGTAAAGGCATCAAAGCTCGCACAGGGCAAAAACAAGGAATTTGTTTGCCTCGATTGTATGTGACTATCAGCTTTAGGCCCCGCTCGTCCTCTTCTCCCTTTTTCCGGCGGGCGGGGCTGTTTTGAGAAAGAAATGAAACGTCAAACACCAGTATTATCAGTTCGGACAAGGATGCAGTACAAAGCGGGGATATCAACTGGTATCTGGTGGGCTGACTTGTTTTTTTATAGTATAATAATCCCCTTGAACTCGGCTACAACCGACGAATAGCCGTCAAGATCACTATAATGATATGGGTATTAGCAGTTTGGAAGGAATAGGAATAGAATAATGGCCAGATCGGATATACTGCTATCTGTAGTCCAGTCGGCAAATCGGGGCGATATGGTTTCATTTCGCAAAGCCGTTGAGAGTTTGATCGCCGAAGAAAGAGCAAAGAAGCACAATATTTTAGCCGACAGATTGGCGACCTCTCTCAATAATGGAAACAAGAACGGCTTATCCATGTACGCCAAAGGTGAAGCGAAAGATTTATTGTTTGAAACTGAAGCGCAGAAGACTTTTGAGGATTTAATCCTGGATGAAACGGTCTTGAGTATATGCCAAGAGCTTGTTGAAGAACAACATCGAGCAGATCTATTGAGAAGTTATGGCCTGGAACCGCGCAACAGAATATTACTTGCTGGACCTCCAGGCAACGGAAAAACAAGCCTTGCTGAAGCTTTTGCTACTCAATTGATGTATCCTTTCTTTGTTATCCGATACGAGAACCTTATTGGCAGTTATCTTGGTGAAACAGCTTCTCGACTTCAAAAAGTTTTTGATTATGCAAAAACTCGAAATTGTGTACTGTTTTTTGATGAATTTGACACGATTGGCAAAGAGCGTGGTGATACGAAGGAAACTGGGGAAATCAAACGGGTTGTGAGTTCGTTGTTGTTGCAGATGGATAGATTGCCTACATATATTGTTATTATCACTGCGAGCAATCATCCGGAACTTTTGGATCGGGCAGTATGGCGTAGATTTCAATTACGTTTGGAATTAAAACGTCCAAATAAAAAACAAATAGTGTCGTATATTGACAGCATTTCCCATAAGAGCAAATGTAATTTCAGCTATAGTTCTCAAACATTATCTGAAAAGTTAAAAGATAGCAGTTATTCAGAAATAGAAGAATTCTGTACGGATATTATTAGAAAATCTATTTTGCAGCACAAGCAGGATGACGCCAGAAGTATTGTTTCGCAGGAATTAAAACAGTGGGAAATACGATTTTCCAGCAACAATATAGGGGTATAGTAATTTGCCAAAAAGATAAACTTGTAGCTACCCATCGGCAAATTATAGAGGAAATGTAAAAGAGTATGGGCGGGGCTGTTTTTGAGTAAGCAATGAAAAGTCAAAGGCTTGTATTATCAGTTCGGACAAGGATTCAGTACAAAGCGTTTCTGATGTTTTATTATAGGCACAGCATTTCTTTGTGCGCAGATGGCAGCAGGAATCCTGATTACATAGCCGATCCCCTTCTCCGGTTCGCCACGGCCTTGTTCGAGAGCAGGGATGAACTTTTCGATAGAACGCTCAAAGAGCATCCGGATCTGATTGAGCAGTACGAGCGGCAGTATTCGCATTTTCATACCGGCGGCGGATATAAGAATCGACAGAGCTTTATAACTTACCAGGGAAGGTTTTGAAATGATTATCGGAGTCATCGACAGATTGCAGCTAACATTCCTGTGCGATATGCCGGCAAGTATTTACGTTCGGATCAGCAAGAGTATCACGGCTGCGAGAAACTGCGATTTCAAGTCGATGAGAGACATGGCTAATGAATTGAATATTCGCGTGCTGTGCTTCAATAAGAAGGGACCGGTGTTAGTGATGGGCTGGGACGAAGTGACGTATCTGATGGTCGTAATGATCGATGCTGCAACTGATAAGGTCACTCGACAGGCTGCCAATGAAATTAACGCGATTGTCGAGGCACTTACCTGTGCCGTGGAGATGGGAATTGGCACATGACCGATATTCAGTTAAATATTCAAGATGGTGGAATCCGACAAAGATCGGTAAACGAACACAATCGACGAGTAATTATAATTATGTTCATCTCAAAAGGCATATCATCAATAATAAATGCGAATACTTTTCTGTACTCAAGCAGAGCATAACGGGCGAGTGGATCAATCTCGGTGACTTTGATTCAGAGAATGAGGCAATTGATTTTCTTGTGGATGAAGTAGAAACGATGGATTTGATTCAGCAACTTAACGATGACTATATTGAGGCCCCGCAGGAGCGACGATCTCGGAGCGAGAGGATATAAGTACCGGCCGTAGCTCGAATATTTGCGAGCTATTCTTCTTTCGCCGCCAGAGCGAGGGCGGCTCGACCTTTAACGGTCAAGGCATAAAATCCATGCTTATCGCCTGGATGATTTTTGAGTTTCACCATTAAGCTTCGTTTTACGAGCCGTTCCATTTCATTCCGTTCCGAAGAATAATTCCAAGTCGAAGGATCGGAATCGAAACAAAACCCTTTTTTTGCTAATTTCATTTTGTCTATTTGGAAACTTGTTAATTTAACACTCATTTCCTACCCTTTCGAGAAAAGTTATTGTTTACAGCCTACGCGCCGCCGCCTATTCGCAACCCGGAGGGCAGCGGGAAAGGTGGGTTAAGCTTTGCACACTTTGACCGCGACATGATAACAGTCCGGCCTTGCTAAGTCTCCAATATTCATTTCGCCTGTGTGAAGCTCTCGGCAATCTACACGAGCATCATCGAAGCCAACAGCTTTGCCTTTTCGGCATAAGTGCGCCCAATAACTACCATCATCACATCGGCAGACGCCTATTGAGCCGCCTGGAAAGTGTATATAAAACTCTTCCGGCTCTTGTTCGGCCTGCTTATCACCCTTGAGATAAATACGTTGCGTGGTATTGTTTCCAGTTGCCTTAAATAGTTTCATTTTTCCAACCCTTTCAGTAAAAGTATCATTTCCAGCCTGCACGCCGCCGCCCGACACTACCCGGAGGGCAGCAAGAACTTAACAATTTCGACGCCAGCCCAAACCATCGCGGCACAGACAGCCAATACCACCAGCCAGAACAAATAGTCGGCCATTTCTTCGTGTTCTGCTTGTTTTTCTTCATAATATCTCATAATTCACTTCCTTCCTTTCAAAATAAAAAGCCCCGCAGGAGCGATGATCTCGGAGCGATGCACTATAACACCGGCAATATTTCTATCTCTTTTGTATCTTCGGCCTGCCAGATTTCCCGACCATCGCCCAGTACACATATCGGGCCATATCCATTTATGTCGGCTGATCTCGAGGCTTCTGCGTCCACTCCCACGCCTATTTCAGTGAGGGCAATATCTATTATATCGGCCCAGTTGTCGCCGGTTTTTTCCGCGTTTGCGATTGCTTTTTCCACAGTTTTGATGATCTCTATATTGGTTGCAATTTTCCTAATCTTTCCGAATAAAAGCCCCGGCTACAAGCCAAGGGGGCAGAGTAAAAAAAACTATGCCAAAACCAAACGCACATGTTCTTCGACATCAAAGATATACAAATCTTTGCGGCGTTCGCCTTTGTGCCGTTGGCTTCCTTTGATGATTGTTACGGTCCTGCCATTAAATGTATCAGTGTCAATGCTTTGGTATTCGCGGCAGGCATCAATGAAGCCTTGTACTGTATCGGCGGTGCGAACTATATCATCTTCGGTGCAAACGATACCTTGTTCTTCTTCAAGATATTCAACAAATTCGACTTTCAGTTCTTCAATTTTAGATTCAGTCAACATTTTCCTACCCTTTCAATATAAATTTCATTTTATAAATTAGAATAAACTTAAGATTCTTCAAGCAAATCTCTATCGTATGATGCGAAGATTTCTCCGGCTTCGCGCGATAATCTGGTGAATATAGCTGCATCAAGGCAATCGTCAAATACTTCCGATTCTCCCGATTCGTAGCCACCATCATCACGGTCACAAATCTCAATTACAAATCTCGGATATTGTGTATGTATGATATACCAACGACCACTATTTGTACCTTCATCGTCGCATCCCTCAGCCACAAGCCATTTGTCTATAAACGACAATCCCATTATGCCACCTCTTTTTTAAGCATTCTATTTTTGAATTCTCCAACTGTTTCGTAAGCTTTCAAGTCGTAATTTTCAAATCCCTTTAGTAGTTCATAATCTTCTTTGCTTATCTCTGTTTTTTTCGAGAACTGGATTGAAGACTTGCATACAATAGCTTCAAATTTTGCATACACCCTCCACTTTTTCTCCCACTTGCTACGCCGACTGAGTTTTTCAAATCCGGCAGAAAAGAAGTAACGCTCAACATCTGGCTCTGCTGCTACATCAGTGGTGTATGAACGAGACTCGCAGACTTTCTTATAGAGCAATTCAAAATCGACGGAAGGTGAGAAAAAATAAGTCCTGCCCATAGTATTGCCACGTGTGCCTTTGTAAAAGCCGGAGTGATGCCACTCGTCGGCAAAGTCTTTCAATTCTTTGGCCTTGATTTTTGGCGTTGGTTTGAATTTACGGTTGAGAATAGCCGCAACATTACCAGCAGTCAATTTGCCCGCAGCTCCTGCTTCTGCATGTCTTTCACTTATATATTTGCCTGTTTCTTCGAATGCTAACATTTTCCTATCCTTTCAATAAAAGCCCCGCCGCCGAGCGGACACGACCAGGTGATTTGCCCGGCGTTGGGGCTGTTGTTTCTCGTGTTGGGTCGTGTCCAAGCTCATAGGCTGAGGCCGTCGGAGGGCGGCCATCGCCTGCGGGCTTAAAATATTTGTTCACATCCTTCAAAGCCAAGAAGATATTCGGTGGGATGAGTTTCAAGTAATTCAATAGCTTCTGCAAATTCGCCTTTGAATACTTCGGTTAATCTGTTATTCTCATCTGATGTGTAAAGAATTGTTTTGGCTTCGATAATTTCTTGTGCAGTTTCCATAGTCAGTGTCCTCTCAAAATTGGTTATCATTGTTTACAGTTTTTGGTAATGGCCATAAACCATCTTTCTAATTCGCTCGACTTTAGCGGCCTGTTCCGCTTCGGCAAGAGATAATCTTCTTGTTCGTCTTTTAGGTTTAGGAGAATTTTCGGAAAGGAATTTGGCGGCCCATGAAGATAATGCTTTGCTTGATTCAGATATATTTGCCATGGTCGTGCCCTTTCAAAAAAGTTATTGTTGCCACCTTATATATACGCAAGTCAAGCCGAAAAGTCAAGCGGAAATCTTAGAAAAACGTTGTAAGTCTATATAGGCAAACGAGATAAAAATATTATTTTTCTTGGAATATTCTGCGATCGGACATTTGGTGAGTGAAAAAATATTGAGAATTATAGAAATGTGTAATCAAAACATAGTTAAAATGCCGATGGGTTAACACTATGCAGCATGGAAGCAAAGATAATCTTAATGGAGTAATCCGGCGGGTTCGGTCTTTAGTGATAAATTGCCGAGCCTTGCCGGTTTTTTTACGCGCTATTTGCCGAGGGGATTCCGGTAGGCAAATCAGGGCAAAAGATATAAGCAGTTGTATCACTAAAGACGGGAGCAACGTCTGGGACTTGACGACTCCACAACCGATAGAAAGCTCGGACGGTACTCTATCGGGAGCGCTATTAAAAAAGGCACAAGTGCGGCTAAATAGCATAGCCTGGTCGCTATACTTGTCCATCCGACCATTAACGATAGTCCGACAGGCCGACGAGGACATAATTTAATTAGTTGGCGGTGATATAATTGCGAAATCTGATAGTTAGGCATTTTTTCCTGTTTAACAACAGAGCTAAAAGCCATTCTATCTAATCCTCTTGACCTCTAAGGACATCTGATTAAACATGAGCTTAACTGATAGACAAATAGACTTATACAGTGGCTTAACTAATAAGCAGTTTAGAGCTAAATATAAAGTAAATCCCGAATTTCCAAAGTATAAAAAACAGTCTAAGAAACAAAGACAGAACTGGTGGAAGGGATTAAGCCCTAAAGATCAGGAAAGCTATATTTCAGCCTTACAAGAGAAAAAACGGCTAAAAAGGCAAAAAAAGCATCAGCAGATAATGAAAAGGTCTAATTTGAGCTTTGATTGCTCGAAATGTATACATGGGACCACTGAAAGCTGCACGGATCAGCCGAAAGACGGTTGTATTTACTTCTTTGATGCCATAAATAACGTATTTGGTCCAGCTTACAGAAAGCAAGCTAAAACAGCTTAAAAAGGAGATTATAAAGCATAATTTATCATGCCATTTCAAAAAGGGAATCAATTAGGAAAGATTTATGCTAAAGGCAGACCGCGAAAGCCGGAAGTAGAGGAACTGCGCACAGCCATCAAATGTGTCGAGAAAGACAAGAAGAAAAAGCTTTTAACTCATTTTGTTGAAAGAGCTTATGTAAACGATCATGTATTAGTAGCCTTAGGTAAGAAGATAGTGCCCGATTTGAGTGCAATCGAGGCGGGTCTTGAAATTCATCCTCAGACATTGCTGGATATTGCTGCGATGGTGGGTGCTCGTAAACCCAAATGAATTTGAGGTAATCTCGTAATGGTAGCGAATCTTTTAGACATTGAGATTGAGCAGGCGATAGACGACAGGCGGCTGGAGTACCGGGACGATCCGGTCGGCTTTGCCGTTAATGTCTTGGGTATGCGCGAGGACTGGATATGGCCGGCGATGATTGAGGTGGCCGAAGCTATCAGGGATCATCAGAAGGTAGCTGTTAGGGCCGGTCATTTTGTGAGTAAGACTTATTCACTTGGCCGGCTGATAGTGCCGTGGTTCAAGACATGTTTCACGCCCTCGACAGTAGTAACCACGGCTCCGAGCGATAATCAGGTCAAAAACCAGTTATGGCGGGAGATACACGCAGCCCATTCTGGTTCGCGGGTGCCGTTAGGCGGGCGTATGACGTCTTTAATGTGGGATTGCAAGCCGGAGCAGGCGGTGCTTGATAGCATGGACCCGGAGGACAGGGCTAATTGGGAGAAGAACTTCGCCATAGGCTTTAGCACTTCGGCCGATAGTAACGTCGAGCACGCTACCAAGATGCAAGGCTGGCACAATGAGTGGGTATTGGTAGTGATTGATGAGGCTTGCGGTATGCTGCCCCAGATATGGCGGACAGCGGTAGAAGGTCTTATCAACGATGAGCGTTGCAAGATAGTAGGCATTGGTAATCCTACCGACCCGGAGAGCGATTTTGCCAAGGCATGTCATTCGAGCGATGACGAGCTTAACGAGGGTAAGGATTCATATATCAGCGATGAGGGCTGGTATGTGATTACGATAGACGCCCGTGATAATCCGAATTACCAGAACAGGGCTCGTATTATACCCGGTTTGGCGTCTTATGAGTGGGTACAAAGCATTATCGAACGTTACGGCGAGGATGGCGACGGCATGAGGTATAGGGTCAAAGGTTTGTTTCCGACCCACAAGGAGGGCACATATTATGGTGACAGATTAGCTAAAGCTCGCGGGGAAGGCAGGATTGGCGATTATCCTCACGATCCTATATATCCGGTTTATACCTTTAGTGATTTTGGCGATCGGTGGACAGCAACGATATTCATTCAGTTTAGAAAGGGCAGGATACGGATTATAGGGGATTATTGGGACTACGAGGGTGCCGGAGCCCCCGCCTGGGCCAATGTATTGGATGCCAAGAAGTACAAATACATGGGTCATATAGCCGGTCCCGACCTTAATCCGATGAGTGGCAGTAATCGCAAGTCATTTGCTACTGGAGAACTGCTCAAGGATACATTACTGAAACTTGGTTATGCAGTTCAGCCCTGCGAGCATCACGATTTTGACAGTGGAATTAGGGCGGTATGTGATATATGGTCTTTATTTGAAATTAACGAGCTGGAATGCCAGACGTTTTTACCTGCGGCCGGTGGTTATGGCAAGACCAAGAACATGCGATTGAGTACGAATGAAAGGCCGGTTTACCACAATCAGCCTGCTCAGACGTGGCATAGGCACATTATGGATGCTTTAAGGCACATGGCTGTAATGTACCGGATTCACCAGTACATGGGCGATACTATCGAGGGTTTATATGATTACCAGTCTTTGGGTGTAAATTCATCTCCCTGGGACAACAACATATTGACTCGTGGTTTGAAGAGTTTCGAGCGGAATTCGAAGAGGATGAGGTAGTTGGATTATGTCAAAGTATAAAGAAGAAATAGCTGGAAGATGGATAACTCCTGTTAAAAAGGGTTATAGAATGCGTTGTTGTGATTGTGGTTTAGTTCATAAAATCGATTTTAGAGGTAAAAATGTTCAGTTTCGTGTTTTTAGGGACAATCGAGCAACGGGTCAAATCAGAAGGCACATGAGGTAGTCTCTTAATGCGCAAAGGAAGGACTATATATCATTGTCACGGGAAGAATAAGGGTAAGAAGATAAGGACTTACAAAACAGTACGTGGAGCCAAAAGGGCCCATAAGAGAATGAGTAAATGAATCGAAGGCCTAAAAGGAAAATATGACGAAACAATTTATATTGACATATGCGGCGATAGTTTTCTTTTATTGTATCATCCTTATAATTGGTGGAATATTGGGTGGTAGCGTAGCTTATGTTATTAACTATTGCGCCGATTCATGGCAGAATAAAGAGTCGAAGCCGAACGAGCCAAATGAACCCATGTTTACGATGAGACATTGCACATTCATAGAGCCTAGCGATCCGAACAACATTAAATTCGGAGAAGATGTTGATGTAAATACAACAGATGGAGGATTGACTGTTGATTACAATTATTTTATGCAAAAGACGTTTACGTTTGGCATAAGCTCAAATAGCTCAGCAAGCTTTCACGTTGAGGGCAATATCGTTGTAGCCGATGTTACAAAGGAGAAGTTCCTGGAAATTCTGCCGGAATGTCTCTATGGATGTATGCGATATGGTGAGCCGAACGGGCCGGTAGCTATAAAATGGGTGGAGCCAAACGAACCAATTCTTCAAGAATTAAAAATGTTGATTTTGGCTGGCAAAATAGAACATTCAAGAAAAAATCCTTTCCCAATAAACCGAGAGAATATTCAATGGATGTTTGACAATCTTGATAATATTGATTTATTTGGTCCGAACGAGGTCGAGGAATGAAACGGCCCCGATCCGAGTGAGGCTAATGATGTGGAATAAAGAGGGTAAAAAAGTAAAACATATTTTATCAGGCCACAGTGGTTACATTGTGACTGGTGAGAGTGTTAATTTAACTGATACTAATGGGATTCATTTGGCGGAGATAAATTTTTGGAATTCTGACACGAAGTGTTTTTATAATTTAGTCTGTTGTCGTGAGGAATTAGTAATAGATGTAAATCCCGGACAGTAATGGACATCAGAAAGATAATTTGTGGTTTTATCGGTCATAGCCATATATGCGATATGTGGTTTGGCAGAATAAGCTGCGCCCGGTGCGGTGAGGTTCTTGTAGATGAGATGACACAAATAGCCAATCCTGGATGGCGGAAAACTCTTATTTTTCGTGAAAACGGGCATTATAATAAAAAAGCCGAAATAAGCTGGAAAGATAGAATATTTTTAATTAAGGCGTAAAGTGGAATGAAACGACGGGACTTTCTACAAAATGCCGGCAAAGCAATAGTTGGAATTCCGGCAGCGGTTTTTGGCCTGAAAACGGCCATTGGAAAAACTAAAGTCGCTGACGGGGCACCGATGAAGATAAAATGTGTAAGTATTAAAGAATCTGAATTAGGTCGGCTTTCATATAAATGCGATGGTAAACCTGTAGTGGATAAAATTGGAACCTTTTGTGATCCGGATGTTATGAAGCAACTTAATAAGTTTAGAAAAGATAATGATATGGAACCAATTCCAAGAGATTTATGGTAAGGAATGAAATAGTTTAAACCCAAAAGAAAATTCAGGCACAGGCGGAGTCATGCCCGTTTGGTGCTATTACCACAAGCCTGTAATAGGGGCTGTTGAGAAATCGGCGGCCCCTTTTTCTTTTGGCGGGGATAAAAAATGGAATGGAAAGACAAAACATTATTTGCGCGGATAATCGAGCGTTGGGACGAGTTAAAAGTTCCTTATGAAAGGCTCAAAACTGCCCGCGAATATATATGCGATTTCTTCCGGCCGGATTTGGGTGTGGATTACGACGAAGCCGCCGACATGCTAATGCTGGGTGAGAATATTTTCGAGGGCTCCGGGCCGTGGGTTGCGAGGACTGCTTCTACCTCATTTCAGGGCAATACCGTGAGTAAAAAGCTTGACTGGTTCAAGTACGGGTTCTCCGACGACCGGATAGCTGGGATAGATGAGCTTGACGAGTTCTGCCAGTCGATGAGGGAGCACAATGCGGCGGTTTACCAAAGGGGCAACTTTTACGATATTCAGCCGCAGTTTACATTAGATGGCTGGACAATCGGCAGTCCTTTGATGTTCGTTGAGCGAGACCTTGAAACCGATCATATGATGTGCATTCCCATCCACTGGCTTACTTACCGGATATTTTACGACCGCTTTAATTGTGCCGAAGGCGTTATTATCAAGGACGATCAGTGGACGGCCAAGAAATGTTTCGATAAATTCTGCCCCGGCCGGACGATGAAGGAAAGGCTTTCAAAGGCGGAACAGATATTCAGTAAATCTCTTCAAACGGCCATCGAGCAGGGCCAGTTGAATAGTAAGTTTACAATTTGGCGGGCGGTCTTCAGGTCTTCGGACCCGATATGGGGCGATTTCAGGCTTCCGAACAATACCAGATACTTTTCAAAGACATGGTACAGCGTTTATTTCGAGGAAACGGGTCTGAAAGAAAAGCAGAACGATCCTTTGCTTTCCGATGGTTACAGGAGCAAGCCGTTTGTTCACTGGGATTTCGATAAGAAAGTATGGGAATGTTCTTCCCGGACGCCGGCGTTCTCGGCGATATACGACGATCTGAATTTGATCCAGATATTCAAAAACTACGTTGACAATACCCAGTTGAAAGTCCGGCCGTCGATGGCCGCATTGCTGGGCACGGAGAAACGTCTGGATTTCCGGCCCGGCGGTCTTAATTTATTGAATAGTAGCGAATGGAATTACTTGCCGAAGCCCATCGAGCAGGTAGGGGAGGTAAGATTTGAACGGGAGAACTTTGAAATGCTGCGCGAGAGTTTGAGCAGGCATTTTCATCTTGAAACGTTCAGAATGTTTAGCGATCTGTCCAAGCAGAAGGGAAAGGATTTTCGGGTCTTGCAGCTTATGGAGATGGCCGGCGAAAGGATAACTCAACTGCTTCCCATGATAGAGAGCCACGAGAGCTATCTCGCCCAGGTTGACGAGCGGGTAAGGGCGATAGAACTCGAATCGGGCCAGGGGCCTTATAACAAGGCGAACATCGAGAACGTATACGATATTATAAGTCACTATCTCGGCCCGATGGAGGCCGACTTAGTGAAGATTCAGCCGGAGTTCATCGGCACTCTCAGGCAAAAACAGCAGCAGTTTCAGAAGCTTCAGCCTATTTTGTACGGTATCAATGCTTTAAGCGAGATAGGCGAGGCTATGGGAGACCCGAATTTCGTCGGATTTATGATTAAGCGTTATCTCGTGGGCGACGCGACCCTTCAGGCTGTGAATTTCCAGCAGAAGCTTGTCAACGAGGAGGCCGATTACAACAAATCAGTAGAGGCGTTCATGCAGGATCAGGCCATGCAAAGGCAGTTTGCCCAGGTAGTCGAATTGATGAAGGCGGGCAAGGGCATGGAGGCCGGTCCCGATAATGTACTTGGTATGCTTACGGGGGCGACGGCATGAGAGATAAAAAAATACTAATTCAGGGATATAACAGGGCGGGCGACGACTTTTTGGCGGAAAAGCTCAAAAAGATTTTTGATATTCTCGAAACCCAGGAGAAAGTTGTGTTACACAATGACATGGTTAGGGATGTGATGTTTATGGTAGGCGGGGATGGCAAGGATTTACGCAAAGGTGTTGCGAGAATGCTGATGACCGGAACGAGAAATTTATTTGTAGAGATGGCAGGATTAATAAGGAACCTATCTTTAAGGAATGTGGAAAATGGCACGGAAAAAACGGAATAAAAACGAAGAAAAAATAAAGGAAATACACGTTAAAAAAGATTTTCCTGTAAAACTTATCAGGCAGGGCCTCGAAGCCGGTTTTTCATTCGAGCAGATAGTCTCTTTCGATACCGAAGAATCTTTACAGAACGCCATTGGCAGATTTTCTCCGGCCATTCTCGCCAGCGCGGGCAAAATATCGAAGCCGAAACCTGCAAAGCCGCCCGTGGAAATGGAAGTTAAAACGGCGAATTTAACCTTGAAACTTTCGCCTATGAGGGCAAAGACCCCGCTGAGGGCGGAGGACGAGCAGCGTAACATAGACGCATTTGTGAATCGCATGGGTATCAGGCCTGCGGTAACAAAGATGGAGATTGTCAGGAACTACGTACCTGATGAAAATAAGTATTTGACTGAAATTATTATTTCTTATAAAGGGCCGAAATAATGGATAATTGGTACGATGATTTTCAAAGCGAGCATTTGACGACGCCTGAAGCACAAAGAATCTTATCTCAATATAAATCGCAGGAGGATTTTAACATTGGTGCTATAGAGGCCAAGAAAATGGTTGGAGCGCCTTATAAATTGCCGAAATCACTCGAAAGCCTTCCGGACGATAATACCAGAAGCGAGTTTAGTTTGCAGGTCGGCAAGCTTCTCGGTGCGGAGGACTTAATATCCGGGCGTATTAAAAGCGAAGACGACCTTAAAGACCTGAATTTTAACGAAGGACTTGCCGACGTTCGCAACGCCAATCCCGAATTCGAGAAAGCTCTGAAGGCTTATGCCGTTGAGAAGAAATGGCCCAAGTCAATTGTAAAGGATTTGATTGGCTTTATTAACCCGTTCAATCAGAACCTTATAAACGCTAAGTCTAAAAGTGAGTTAGATGAGTTCAATAAGGTCAATGAAATTCTCGAAGTTCTTTACGGCGGGAAAGATGCCGTTAAAAGCAATTATGAGAACACGCGCAGGCTCTTTCAAAACCATACCGGTATTACAGCCGATGAATATGAAAAGGCAGGCAAGAGCTTCATCGAGAAAGTCCTTATGAAAGACGCCGTAATGAGTAAGGCGATATTCAATCTTGCAAAGGACATCGTGCCGGAAGGCAATACGGAAGTTACCGGCGCACCTGCCGGGAAAGTAAAAGAATCTGATTCGTTAAAGGAAGAAATGCCGTACACGGCAAACGTATTAAAATGGTAAAGCCCCTCGCAAGAGAAACGGCTTATAAATAAAGAAACACCAGATACCTTCCAATTGGTGGAAGCCTGGTTGCTAACGTCAAAGGGACGCGGCATAGCACGGCTTGTAGTGTTAGGACGAGCCTCGCAAGAGACACCTCTCCGATAAACGTTTTTGAAATATTGAAAACTATTTATTTAGGAGATTTGTCTCATGGCAACAGTTCATCTTGGCAGTCGGGCAAACCTGTTCGACCTGCAAAAATTGAAAGCACCTGGCAATAAAGGTGTTCTTGAAATTACCAATACACTCGTAGAGACCCTCGACCTGATGAAGGACCTGGTATCTTTTCCTTCCAACGGCGGTCTTTTTCATAAGGGTATGAGGATAAGCTCGCTGCCTTCCGGCTCGCTTGTGAACGTCGGCGGGACGTGGGGCTCTTCAAAATCCGAGAGGACTCCTTTCGTGGAAGCGCTCGCCACTATAAGGGACTCGTGGGAATGTCCCGTGGACGTACTTCAGACCGAAGGTAAGGAAGTATCTCAGGCCCTTATCAAAGACGAGAGAGCTAACCATATCGAAGGCAACGGCCAGTCATGGTGCAACCTTATTCTCGAAGGCCCGACCGCACCGACCCAGAACGCCATAGTCGGTCTGATGGGCAGAGCTCCCTGGAACGCTTACGACAACGAAAATACATGGACCGTAGGCGGGACAGGTAACGATTTGAGAAGCGCATGGCTTATATGCCCCGGACCGTCGCGCGTGCATTTGATTCACAATCCGGACCATCCCACGCTTGGTATCGAGTTTGAGGACAAGACCGGGCCAAACGGTGTTTATAAGGTGGACCCACTCGATGCGACAAAACACAACTGGTGGGTAGTCCATGAATACATGATCCAGCAGGGAATATGTATTCGAGATCAGAGGTCCGTAAAAAGGATTTGCAATATCCAGTGCGGTGCTTCGGATTACTCCGGTGCCGATGCGATAAATGCCGCGATTAAGGCGTCTTTGAAGCATAATCTTATGGCGAACAAACCATGGTTCCTCTATTGCGATGCGGATCTTTATACCCAGCTTGTTATTTCAGCCAATGATAAGCTGAAGGTCTATACTTCTGATAAGAACATCTATCAGACGGCCCTGCCCATGATCGGCCCGAACATCATAATCCGGAGGCTTGATGCTCTCACTCATGCCGCCTCTTCGGGTGAAGCAGAAGTTGCGGCTGCTTAATTATGAAAACCAATTAATTTAAGGAGAAATATAATGATACTTGAAGAATTAGGTGTGCTTTCAACGGCACAGGATCTTACTGCCGGTGCAACCGATAGCGAGAATGTTATCGACCTTGAGGTCATACCAAACGTCGGCTACGGGGATATTTGGTGGAGCGTTATTTGCGAGACTGCAAATTCCGGCGGCACTACTGACACTTACGTTTTCGACCTGGTGGTTTCGTCAACTGAATCGCTGGATACTCTCGTTCGCTCCGTATGCAGAGTTGCCATAACGGGCTCGGCAGACCCGCGCATAGCGGCGGTGGAAAGGAACATTGCCTGCATGGAGGTCGGCCAGCAGATTTCCGAAGCGGCCGATGCTACTTACCGTTATCTCGGCATGATTTCAACTCTTGCCGATGTGAACGGTACTGCTGCTGTTTCTATCAATGCGGCGATGAGTCCGAGCAAGCCCAGAACAAAGGACAACGTACAAGTCATTCGTTCCAATGTGACTAAACCATCTTAAAAACTATAGGGCAATTATTTTCTGCCCTTCATTAAGGAGTACGAACATGAAACGTATATTGCTTTTTTGTTCGGTGCTTGTGTTGTTGTTTTGCACAAGTGCCGAGGCCGCCATGACTTACGGAGCGGATTATTACCGCCAGCACAAGCAGAACATATTGGGAGGAAGTTACCAGCAAGACCCTATCTGGCTGTTTATGACCGAGACGGAAACGACCGGTATGGCGAGTTTTGTCTTTGTTCCCGGCTTGGAACCTTCAACGCCCAATGAAGGCGAGGTTTACTACGATGAGTCCTCTAACGGCCTGCTGCTTTACAATGGCAGCGCCTGGGTGTCGATAGACGTGGCGGGCGCTTCGAGTCTCGATACGGCCTATGGCATCTCAGCTGCCGTAACCGTAGATGCCGGCTCGATCACATTGACCGCTACCGATGCGGCCAATAATGCCGTTCTGACTCTGGTCCAGTCCGATACGGGAAGTACTCCCGGCCTGGTATTAACGAACGCCGGAACGGGTCCGACTATTCAGATTGACGGTTCCAGTACAGGCGATGATATTACAGGAACGGGCGATACCTGGACTATTTCCGAGGCCGGTGTAGGTACTTTTGCCGGCCTTATTGTCGGTTCTACGGACTTTGTATTCAGCGAAAACGGCGAAGCTATCAGGAACGATACCAACCTTGAATTCGAGTTCTACAGTCCGACTGCCACTACGGAAGATTTCAGTATCGGACTCGGTACGAACACGAACATTGTTACATTTTCGTCCGACAGCGGAGCTACTTCAATTGCGTTCGATACTATCGATGATCTTACCGGTATCGGAAACGTTTACTTCGATGCGGCGGCTTCCACGATAACACTTGCGGCAAGTGGAGATGCCCAAGACCTGACCGTTCAGGTTACCGGTGCTCATAATTCCAGCCTTGATTTGAGGTCTGCCGGTACGGGAGATGATGCGATTAAGGTTTATGCTACGGCAGGAGGTATTGATGTCGATACCGCAGGGGGCATAATTACTATGACCTCCACAGCCGATGGTGCCGGGGACGATATTACTATCGAAGTTGACGGTGACCAGAATGCCTCTATCATTCTTACTTCGGACGGTACGGGCGGGGATGCTATAAGTCTTATCACATCTGCGGCCACGGGAGATATTAAAGTAGCTTCTGCGGATGAAATCGATATAGATTCCGTCGGCAGTATTTATATCGATCTTAGCGAAGCAGGTGCCAATCTCGATGTCGATAGTGCGGCAGGCTCAATTTTTCTTGATGCCGGTGAAGCCGATACTGCGGCAGTTACTATAATTGCTTCGGCGACGGCAGGTGGTATGGACATTGATTCGGGCACTGCCGGTATTGCGATTGATACCACCGGTGCTTTCAGTATCGACGGTGCTGCGGCTTCCAACGTCTCCGTCGTATCGGGTGCAACCGATGAAAACCTTACCATTTCCGTTACGGGTGCGACGGCTTCGAGTTTGATTCTGTCGTCTGCCGGGACCGGGGATGATGCGGTCGATTTGAACGCTACGGCAGGCGGATTGGATGTCGATACAGCTAAGAGTATCGTATTGACCTCTGCGGAGAATGAAGTTGATGCGATTGTTCTCCAGGCTACATTAGGCGGTATTCAGATTCTTTGTGATGCCGCCTCGGCTACCGAGGATATTACCATTGCCAATACCGGCGGTTCGGTGAACGTTACTTCGAGTGAAGCTGCCGATGATGCTGTTAAGATTTACACATCCAATGCGGCGGGACAAATCCATATAGTTTCTACCGACACTACTGCTGACGGTATCAATGTAGACGCGACCGGTGGTATAGATATTGATGCCGGTATCACTTCCGACATTGCCCTGAATGCAGGTCAGATTCTTATCGAATCCGAGCAAAGCGCGGCAAGTGCCATATCGCTGATTACCAATACAGGCGTACTTGAGACTATTGTTATCAATAATATGGTAGGTACTGACGATGCCTCTATCAATATCGACTCTGTTGCAGGCGGTATGGATATTGACGTTGCCGGTCCGATAGGTATTGATAACAGCGGCGCGGCGAAAGATATTCACATTGATTCCGCCGCCGGTTCGGTCCAGCTTATCGGCGGTCAGGCTGCTGCCGACGCGGTTGTGATTGACGCCGAAAATGCCGCCGGGGGTCTTGATATTGACGCCGGGACCGCCGGTATCAATATGTTGGCTACTGCCGGGGATATAACGATTACCAATACGGACGCCAAGGACATCATTCTTGATGCCCAGGCGGGCCGGGTATTGATTACCGGAACCGAAAGTGCCTCCGATGCAATTGCACTCGTAGCTGATGGTGCTAATGGTGAAATAAGTCTTTCGGCTGCGGTTGGCGGTATTGATATAGATGCCGCCAGCGGCCCCATAACCATTGATGCGGCCGGTGCCGCCGGCGACTTGATTACGATCAAGAACACTACGGGTACGGGCGCTTCTGCCACTACGGAAGAAGATGCCGCTATTCAGCTCTACGCTCCGGCGGGCGGTATTGCGTTGACTTCGGGATTGAGTGCCGCCGATGCTATTCGTATCGAAACTCAGTCTTCGGGTAGTTTGCTTACTATTCAATCTGCTGCCGGTACGAATGCTTCGGCTATTGGCCTTATAGCGACAGCCGGCGGTATTACTGCGTCAGTAGCTGATGGTAAAAGTCTTAAACTTGGTAATGCTGGTGCGGATGCCTATTTTGAGGTTGCGGCACATGCCACACCGGCTACGGAGTATGTAAACATCGTAAATACGAATGGTACCGCCGCCACGGCCATTAACATGACGGCACTTGCCGGTGGTATCAATGCTACTGTAAATGATGGCAGCACTTTGAAACTTGGCAGTGAAGGCGGCGATACTTATGTTCAGGTTGCACCGCACGGCACCGCTGCTACTGAGATAATTTCAGTAGTCAACGCGGCGGGCACCGCCGATGGTGCTATAGTGCTAACTTCGACGTCAGGTGGAGTTGACATCAATTCCAAGGAGATGTTTACCGTCACCGTAGCAGGCGGAACTGCCGCAAGTGCTGATATTACCCTTCTAAACTCTACGGGTACGGATGCAGCGGCAATAGCCTTAACGTCTTCCGCTGGTGGAGTTGATATTGATGCTGCTGCGGCAAAGGAAATCAATATTGCAGGTGGTAGTGTTGCACTTGTGAGTAAGACAACCGGTGCCGGTGCAATCAGCTTGACCACGAATATAGGTACGGCTGAGACGATTGCTATTACAAATAGCGCCGGTACGGGAACTGATGCTATCAATATCGACGCAACACTGGGCGGTATCGATCTTGACGCCAAGGAAATGTTCACGGTAAATGTAACGGGCGGAACTGCCGCCAGTGCCGACATTACGCTCACAAACACACCGGGAACTGACGAAGCTGCAATTTCCTTACAGGCCGTTGCCGGTGGCGTTGATATTAACGCTGCTTTGGCTAAGAATGTAGCTATTACTGGCGGTCAAGTCCTTATTGACAGTTTGGACAATGCTGCTTCGGCGATTGCCTTAACGACCAATGTAGGAACTTCCGAGACCATCGTAGTCACTAATACTCTTGGTAATAGTGCTGCCGCCATTGATTTAACGTCAAGTGCCGGCGGTGTGACCGTTACAGCGGCCAAACCTTTGAAATTAGAAGCTGCTTTGGCAGTCAATGACGTACAGACAATTGGTCAGGACGATGCCACTCCTGATGTTTCCGGGTACTCATATTTCAATACCGGGACCAACGCCGATACTATCGATGATTTTGACGGTACGGATATTGAAGAAGGCCAGATTATTATCGTGGTATCGAAAGCCGCAATTACCTACGACGTTGACGGCGGAGCTTTGATAGCGGGTACTACCGACCTTGTAACGGCATCGGGCGATGTAACGGTATGGATGTACGACGGCACGAACTGGCTGCTTCTCTCCTGGATTGATAATGCAGCCGACCAGAATGGTAAAGGTTAATTTGTGAAAGGAACAATTATGAAAAGTTGGAAAACCATTGTAGTGCTATTGCTTGTAGCGGTAGCGGGTTGTACATCTGTAATGACGGACGAAGCTCTGAAGATAGAGCAGGAGAAAAAGGCGATGTCCGTTTTGCAGACAAGAATAAGTCAGCTGGAAGTTCTGAAGGCTGAAAAGTCTTTAACGCGGGACATTATGCAGGTTCAGCTTGAAATTGCCGAGCTGAGCAAAAAAGCAGAAGTTCCAAAATAACTTTTAAGGCGGGGGGCCGGATATGGTTTTCCTTCTCCGACCCCTCAGCCTTTTAAGGAGACAAAATGAAAGTTCAAACCATTACAAAAACGTGGGCTTATGGTGGAGGTTATGCAGCCAAGAGTCAGGTAACGGGTGAAATTATGGGCAAAATTGTCGGTCTTACCGTTATTGTTTCGTCGGTAACGGGCACGCCGTCGGCGGCAGTTACTTTCAGGGACGCCGATAGTTGTATTATTATCCCGGATGCAGTCTGCGCGACTTGTGCAACGGGGAATAATATTTATTTCTCTGAAAGCCACAAAAGCACATTGGACGCCAATTTCAATCCCGTTGCCGTTATGGGACTGGTCACAGTTTCTATAACACCATCGGCGGCACCCGCAGGTGCGGGCGAGACCCTGACTGTCAAAGTGCGCATTTTAATTGAGGATTAGAAATGAAACGCCTTACGTGTTTTTTACTGATATGCGCCGTTATCGGGGCGGTGCTCGGCATGGGGGCCGGCTCCTCTATATGCCCCTATATGACTGTGTATATCAGGACATTGCTCGATGACGCCACACAGGGTGCGGCCCAGACGACTTTAGGGCTTGGAACGGGCGATTCTCCGACTTTTGCCGGACTTACGACCACAGGCAACTCTATATTCGGACTTAATTCAAGCGTGCTTCAGCCTACTACAGACTCCACGACTTTCTTTCAAGTCAAAGACCAAGATGGAAATGTCATCGGTAACTTTGATACTGTGAATAATCGGCTTGGGATACAGACTGATGCTCCGTTAGCACCTGTTCATATTAAACTGGGAACCGGTCAGAGTGTTCCTACGGTTAAAGACCTGCTTGTGATAGAGAATAATGGAGATGCTTTTGTTAATTTTATTGGATTATCTGGGAACACAACACAGGGTTTTATTTTTTCAGATAACGTAAGGTCAATCGGTAATATTGGGTATCAACATTCTACTGGCACTTTTTTTATGACAGCCGGTGGTACAAGGACTTTTAACTTAAATGCAGGTGGCGTCGGGGAATTTTTGGGACTTGACCCAAGCCTCACTATCCACAACGAAACACACGAAGATACGGATGGAGGTCGTGAATCGGAGTTAAACTTCAAAGGCGAGCAGTCAGGAGGAGAGGAAACTACTTTAGCCCGAATAGAAGTATCCCACGATGGGGCGGCTGACGATGAGAAGGGGCAGGAAAAAGGATTTATAAACGATGGTGATGACGGCGATTCACCGACACAAGTACGTGAATGGGATTCTATAGGGCTTGAGTTTGTCAATAGTACGATCATTTACGATGTCAACAATATTTCTGCGGATATAGTGACTTTTAATACTTACGGCCTTCATATCATCGACTCATCGGGAGCGGGGATTACGGGTACGCTGGCGGCGGGAACGAAAACAGGCCAGAGCGTAAAGTTCGTTTGCAAAACATCGGGTAACGATATTGATATAACAGTATCAAATCACGTTACAAGCGACCCGGAAGTAATCAGGCTCGATACGGCTAAAGAATGGTTGGAATTAGTCTGGGACGGCACGGATTGGGTAGAGGTCGATGGTAATGGTCAATCTTATCCATAAGGAGAATAAAATGAAAAAGTTAGCAGCAGTTTTAATCATAGCAGCAGTATGCTCAATAGCTTTCGCGGCGGTGCAACTGACAATCACTATCCCCGATGAGTACACGACAAGGGTAGTAAAGGCTTTGCGGGCCTGTGAGAATACGCATGTCTCAATTCACTTTCAGGGCAGCCGTGACCCCAACGATCCAAATGCGCCGGACTTCTCTCTTGATGTCGATTACCGCTTAGACTCGATACCGGCAGAAGGTCATGCTGACTATGGCAAAAGGTTCATAACGACAATGCTGCGGAATGTTGTTGTAGCTTACGAGACAAAAGTAAAAACGGAACTACGCCAAGCTGCGATTGATGCAATTCCGATAGTCGATGTAAATGTACCCGATGGAGTTGTGCAATGAAACGGGCAATAATATATCTCTGTGCTCTCTGTACTCTCTGTGGCCAAATAGAGGCGGCGAGCGAAATACGCGCGTTCTGTCCCGGTGCTACAACGTGCTTTTCGGTGGTTAGGGAGATAGATGGTGACGTCTGGTACGTTACAGGTGAGGTCTTTGAGGCATGGGGAACGGGTGCAAGGACGGCGGCGGATTATGATATTGCTTTGACGGACAAGTTGGGTGGTATGTTCGTCGGGACGATGGACACCAACATCGGGGCGGGTCAATACTATATAGTGACCCACCAGCAGGCGGGCGGCAGTCCGGCCGATACCGATCCGGCCGTCTGGCAGGAGTACGGAGACTGGAGCGGCACGATCTGGATACCGGCGACTATAACTGCCGGAGATGTCTGGGACGAGCTCGTTGCCGACCATACGGGCGAGACGACTTTCGGCGGGGAGGTTGGCGGGCTCGACCCGAATCTGACTTTGGTGCTGGCCGATTCTAATGAATTACAAACCGACTGGACGGATGGCGGAAGGCTCGACCTTCTGATAGATGCCATCAAATACAAGACCGACCTTCTGACCTTGCTCGATACTACTGTTAAGGATGCCAACGATGCGAATAACTTCACTCTGACGGCCGGGCCGGACGCCAACAGCGTTTATACGTGGCACATAATAATGGTCGAGGACGCCGACGATTCCCACTACGAGTTAAGATATATAGTCGATTGGGAATACGATACGGACGTTAGCGTAAGAGTACAAAGTCCATTCACTTTCACACCGGCGGCGGGCGATGTAGTTCACGTTATCGGCACCGACTACGAGGCGATGTTCTGGAGAAGCCTGATAGATGGGCCTATATACCGAATCAACTATACTCCGGGCGCAGGCGGTACGCAGTATCCGGGCCTGACACAATGGGAAGATGACGAAGATCCGTAAGGAGATATTATGGCAGGTGACAATCCGTATAAAAGGCATTTATGTAACAGGACGTTGGCGATATTGGTCGCGGGCAGGACTTCTCAGTCGGGAATATTTTTTGATTCTATCACCGATGAAGAATTTGCAGATTACACGACTGTTGCAGATAATTTGAACGATAAGAAGCTTATCTGCTGTCTTTACCCGCAAATTCTTCAACAGGTCATCACAGACATGAAACCCGATTTTGCCAGGCAATTCGCAGACCTCGGCGCTGAGATAAGAATCAATAAAGAAATCAGGGACTGGTCATTACTCTTTGGATTGCCGGCGGATTTTCTGGACTTGGTTGCCCAGATAAACCAAATTGACAGGAATACAAAATATGACTGCGAAGTTTTGACTTTCGATGACTACGCCCATGTAGTTGAAGGTTCGGACGAGCAGGCTTATTATTGTAAATTATTACATACATCGACAACAGATGATGAGCCGATTACAGGTACTAATTGGGAAACATACTGGACTCTTTACGATGAGGACGGCACGTTAGGCGCGCCCTGGATAGAGAGTTGGGCTTATAAAGCTTCTCAGAGCGGCAATCTTCTAGCTACAAGCGATTATTCAAACGACCCTTCAACGACTGTCGATGGCGGTATTGACAGTGCATATATAGAATATCTTGCCTATGTCCAGGCGGGGATTTCCGACAAGCCTCTATATTATCCCGAATCGTTTAAGAACGCTTTCTGCACAAGACTCGCGGCTGAAATGGCGCTTGATGCAAAGGACTACGAACAAAGGCGCAGACTTCTCGAAGAATATGCGATGCTCGCCGGGCCGGGATTCAGGGCGATTCAGCAGGACAGAAAGTACATACCGCCCCGCGTTTCAATATTCACAAATAGTGCAAATCTGAGGTTGCCATGAAAAAACCGATACTTTTGATAACGATATTTTGTACGGTGGCGATGGGTGCCACTCTGACCCAGAAAGTCACGCTCAATTCTTTCAATGCCGGTGAGTTGAGTCCATTGATGAATTCGAGAGTTGACTTTCCACAGTACAAATCCGGTGCGAAGACCCTTCAAAATATGCTGGTAAGAACGCAGGGCCCGATTACCCGCAGGCCGGGCACTAAGTATATCGCATCGGTAAAAGATGCCAACGACCCTACGAGACTTATTTCCTTCGAGTATTCGACTGAGGACGCTTACATAATAGAAATAGGCGATGACTACGCCCGGTTTTTTACGGATGGAGCGCCCGTAAACGAGCCAAATGGTTCGGGTAAACCTTACGAGATAGTCACACCATGGGACGCCAACGATGTTTTCGAGCTTCAGTACGTCCAGGACGCCGGAACGATGAGAATAGTCCATCCCGATTATGAGCCTTACAAGCTCACAAGGCCGGACGATACCAACGATGCCAACTGGACTTGCACGGCCGTAAGCTCGACTACCGGTCCGTTTCTTGATGAGAACAATGATACTACCTGGACTTTAACGCCGAGTGCGACAACGGGCGATGGCATAGATATTGTCTCGACCGACCCGTTATTCGATGACGGTCACGTTGGAGCTTTGTTCAGGATAAGTCACTGGCTTGAAAGTGATAGTGCCATTCACGGCTATTTCCGTTCGGAAGGAGATGTTCAATGCTCGGTGACTAATAAATGCCAGAGATGGCGGTATTACGATGTGACTACGGGAGGAATATGGAGAGGAACTATCTACGTCCAGAAGTCTTATACGGAAATAACAAGATGGGCCACTAAAACAGCTTATGTAATTGGCGATTATGTAACTGCCGATCCCGACAGCCGTTCGACTTACAGGTGTCTCGAAGCCCATACTTCGGGCACGTTTGCAACCGATCTGGCAGCCAATAAATGGGTGGAAGATACTTCGACATGGGTGACTGTATATTCTCAATACGTTCAGTACGGGGGTAATATCCAGGTTTCAGCGCAGGAAACGGAAGCCGATTGCTGGCTCAGGATATATATAGATAATCTTGCCCTCGAATACAGTAACGATGATTTGGGCTGGTGCTATTACACAATAGCTTTACGAGAGTTTCTTAATAACGGTGTAGTGGAAATAGCCACAGTACCCGATCCATGCAATGTGACTGCCGACGTTGTTTACGATTTAGGCGGGACGGATGCTACTTACTACTGGGCGGAAGGTGCTTGGAGCACGTACAGGGGATTTCCCCGGACGGTAGAACACCATGAACAAAGAGTGCTTTACGGTGGCTCTAAAAGTTATCCTCAAACTGTATGGTCGTCTATTATTGCGGAAAAAGACGAAGATTACGATGACTTTACCCAAAGTACGGAAAGTAATTGGTCGGGCAATCTCGGCGGGCCTGATAATATCGCATGGGTATATACCCTGCCTGGAATGAATCCTATCCAATGGATAAAATCCGGTGAGTTTCTTTTTGTCGGCACAACTAAAGGTGTGGGCAAGTTAGGTCAGCCGAACAAGCCTATTACTCCGAATTATCCTCCTATTTACAGGGTCCAGAACCATAATGGTTGTGCTTATATCCAGCCGGCAAATGCCAACGATGCGATTCTTTACGTCGAGCGCGGCGGTCAGAAAGTCAGGGAGCTTTCCTATACGTTTACAACCGAAAAATACACGGCACCGGATATGACTATTCTCGCCGAGCATATAACCGGTAATGGAATACTGGAAATAGCCTTTCAGGAGCGGCCCGACCCTGTTCTCTGGTGTATTAGAGAAGATGGAGTGCTCCTGTCTTTTACATATCAGAGAGGAAACGGAGTAGCTGCGTGGTCGAGGCATACTACGGGCGCTTCCGGCGAATTCGAGTCGGCGGCCTGTATTTCCGGCGCGACGGAAGATGAGATTTGGGCTGTAGTTGGAAGAATTGTAGATTCGACTTCAGTCGGATATATCGAGCAGTTCCAGCCTCTGAACTGGCATTTGGTATCTTCTCCAGCCGACCAGAACGATTGTTATTTTGTGGATTGCGGGACGAACGATATAAACGATCTCGGACATCTTGAAGGAGAAACGGTCGCTTTATTTGCCAACGGAAGGCCGATAAATACCTTTGTCGTTTCGGACGGCAGTATCGATCCGGAAGATGCGAACCTAACCGAGTTTACAGTGGGCCTTCCTTATACTTCGGTATATGAGACTATGCCTATTGTTCTTTTTGATAATAGTGGTCCCGTTTTGGCAGAGCAGAGCAGGATAATGAGTAATAACATAAACTTCTACAAGACTTTAGGATGTTCTATCGGCCCGGATGCGGACAATCTCGTTGCTTTCAAGTTCTCTCAGGACAGTTTCGCCACGACTATAGATGCCGTTACCGGATACAAGCCAGCACCTTATATATGGGGCACGAAGCGGGCGCCGACATTGTACTTCTCGGAGTCCGGGCCGGTGCCAATGACAATTCGGGAAATTAACACTAAGATTACAGCAAATTATGACTAACAAAATAATGATAACGTGGAGCCTCTTTTGTCTTGCTGTTATAGCTCAAGTGCGCACGGACAGGAACAATATTCTCACATGGCTTGATATTCAGGATGGCGACGTCCTGGCGTGGTCCGAGCATATAACCGGTCAGGACGTCAACGATATGAACCAGTGGGACGATTTTAAGTCCGTGGCAAGAATACCCGGGCGCAGTCTAAAGGCTTGCGGCGATATTCGATTAGACGATGAGGTCTGGGTGGTAGTTGACAGGACTATCGACAGTAATGACTATACCTTTATTGAGCAGTTTCAGCCTTTGGACTGGGGAGATGATCCTAACTACTGCTGGTTCGTGGACTGCGGAATAGGAGATGTGAATTCTTATGGCGTCGCCGAGATACCTGAAATTCCCGAAGTTCCCGAAGTTCCGCCCGCTCCTTTTAGGGACGAGGCTTACATCATTTCGGATGCGGACAATCTCTACTGGTTCGATCCGGATTGGAGTTATCTTGGTTATACCGATTCGCCCGGAACGGTAGTTACCACAACGATAGCCCAGACCGCCGACGGCTCGAAAACGATAGTCGGGGCCGGTTATTATGTGGTTGTTTACGACATCAATCTTACACCGGATCAGACTTTTTATGTGCCCGATGCCGGCAGTTTTCCCCAAGTCATATCTTGTGTGAGACTGAACCATGATGAATCCGTTCTATATGTAGATACTGCGTGGAAACTTTATGCTTTCAATACTTCCAATGGTGATGAAATTTGGAATAAAGATATGGTATGGGCATCGGTTTTTTGTCTCGACGACGAGGATAATATCTACATGTATCGAGGCACAGGTTCTTATACTGTAAGTAAATACGATTCGGACGGTAATCTTTTGGTTAATTTGAACAATGTAGGGCACGGAAGAAGTATTGTCTACGATAGTGTTAACAATGTTGTAATTATTGTCGGTCTTGCACCATGGGGTAAAAATGTGCGCGTTCTCAATCCCACTAACCTTGCTACGCTTTATAGCTATACGGATACGGGAAATGCGCTGGGAGTCATTGTTCATGACGGTTATTATTATGTATGTAAAGGAACAGGTAGCGACGGTTATAACGTTATCAAATTCGATTCCGAACTTAATGTTATAGCTCATGCAACTGGCGGTACTTCAGCGATAATGGTCGATTGGGATGGTAATATAGCTGTCTCAAATATTAGTGAGCTTGGCTCAACTGTCTATCGTTACGATACGGATTTGAATTTGATCGATACGACAAATTTTGCGGGCGGTACGTTCTTATACAGGGAAGAGATAGCAAAAATAAGTTATCTGGACGATGGCACACCGGCGGTGCCGGCAATACCGCCAATTCCAGGCATAGAACCGAACATGATAGCGGCAGACCATCTTGCCAATACGGAAGTCTGCGTATATGCCGACGGCAGACCAATAGGAAATTATACTGTCACTGAAGATGTTAATGGTGTTAACGTAATAGACTTTGGCGAAAAATATGATGTTATCATAGCGGGCATAAACTACTACTCAATTTACGAGAGCTTCCCTTTGATTTTAGGTTCAGGCTCAAGTCTCACATCCGGTTTTCAGAGCAGGATACAGAACGTTAAGATAGACTTTTACGAGTCGATGGGTTGTAACATCGGGGTATCTATAGATAATAGCGTGGACTGGAAGTTCTCTTACGATAATTTTGCTACGGCAATAGCGCCGATAGAGGAGATAAAGTCCGCGCCTTTCGTATGGGGCACTACAAGAGAGCCGATTATTTATCTGTGGTTATGGAAGCCGATACCAATGACGATACGTTCGATAAATCCCAAAATGCTGATAACTATAGAATAAGAGGTTATTATGTTAGGATTAGGTTTGATGCTTGGCAGTATGGGCCTTGATATATTCGGCAATATCATGGGCGGTAAGGAAGAGGAACGCCAGGCCAAGTGGGAAGCCGAGCAGAGACTTTTACAGATTAGATATATTAAGGATGTAGCAAGAGAAAAGACCCACGGGCTCGCAAGGGAATCTACTTTTGCCAAAGGCTCGGCAATGGCCACTGTTGCAAAGTCCGGTGTTAAGGTTGGAACGGGCTCGGCAAATACCCTTATAGGAATGATAGAAAATACTTACGCCGAAAGAATGAAGGAAATAGGAATGGAAACTTCTTATCAGGTAAGCTCTCTAACCAGGGAGGCTGAAGAGCTCAAAAGAAGGGGCAAAAAAGCAAAAGAAGCAAGCTATTGGGAATTGGGGGCAAGCTTATTGGGTAAAAGTTATACTATGGGCACAAGCGAAGGCTGGTGGGGGGCAATGGCATAATGGCACTTGGCGGATCAAGATATAGATATTCTCAAGTAGGCCCGGCAATTCAAAGGGCGGGCGATGTTTTATTTGAGATTGGCGCGGACATTTCGGAAGGTGAAACTAAGTCGAGATACAGTTCTCAGATAGCCCAGGCCGAATTTCGCAACTTAAAAATGCAGGATGAATTTGATGCCTGGATACACGAGAACAGGAGCAAGTCACCACAGGAAAAAGAAGATTATTATGTAAATGATTTTTTTCCTAAATATAAAGATTATCTTCTCGAAGATATGGATGGCAAGGCAAAAAAAGAACTTGAACGACAGCTTGATGCTACCAAACAGCTTGGTATAAATTCTGTCAGAAAACAAGCCCGGCAACAGGATATTGTAAATAATCAGGTCAATATAAAGACATGGAAAGTTGAACGCTCTAAGGAAAGGCAATTTAACAATGAAATAGATCTCGGTCGTTTTCTGATACAGTTTAATCTTACAATGTCGCCCGCATTGGAAAGTGGCGATATACAGGATTTGCAAACTACCGAGCAATATAAAGAAAAGCAGGAGAGTGATTACAGTTTTCATATCGGCAATTATATCAGACAGCATCCAGATAAAATTGATGAAGATGGAACAGTCACGAAAAATTATTACATCGACCATCCCAACGAATACGTGAAGAAAATCGGAGCTGATAAGTATTTTGACCAGCCTCTTTTCGGGCCGGACGAGATAGCGGAACTGAAAAAGGATTATCAGGCTGCAAAATCCAATACCGAGAGGATAGCCAAAGAAGAAGCTAAAGCACATGCCGAGGCTATTGAAATCGAGATTAGTAACGACATTATCAAATCTACTGATACAAATATTCCTTCCGAGCAAAGACTTTCTTACTCACAAATTAAAGCTAAAATCATACAGGCAGCAAACAGTGGGACATTTACGGATGCCGCGCAAGTTAGGGAATTGCAGCATTTTCTTGATAGTCAGGTAAAAAATGCAGGAAAAGAAAGCGATCAACTCGAAAGAGGAAAGACGAGAAATGATATATATGATTTGATAGAAGCTGGGAAAAAAGAAGAAGCTAAAAAGCTATGGCAGGATAACGCATGGATATTTACATCTTCCGATAATGATGAAATTAACGATGATATAAGAAAGATTGGAACTAAGGTAACCGACCCGATGTTGGTAGATGCGTTAGCAGCAGAAGGAAGATTTACTACTGATTACAAAAAGACCTTGGATATATCTGAGGATACTACTCCCGAACAATTAGCCAATGTCGAAGTTTTATCCATGGCGCGTCGGGAGGAAATAAGACGGATATTTCGTGAAAAACCCGATATGACTCCGAAACAAAAAGTAGAAATCACACAGGACATTCTTGCTCCGGCAAAGGAAAAACTTGCCGGAGATATTGTTAAGGGGAAAGGTTTATGGTCGCGGTTTTTTTCAAGGACCGAGGCCGCTTATACTGCCGGATTAAAGCCCTATATGAAAGAAAAATCTCCATACAAGATTGGTGATACGATAAGGAAAGGCGGAAAAAAATGGAATGTTGTTGGGTTTGATGATGGTGAGCCACTTGTTGAGGAAGTTAAATAATGCCAATAAAGCTCAGTGAAATTCCTGAAGTACAAGGACCTGTTAAATTGAGTGACATACCTGAACTTAGTCCTCGATACGGAAGCGGTCTGAGTCCCGAATTTCCCGATTTGCCGAATTTTGAATTATCCAAGGAACTTCGTGAGCGAACGGAGAATAGTCTCTACTATAGTCAACAATACGGTATTCCCCCGGAAATGGCTTTTGACATGGAACCGGAGTTAAAAAAGCAGGCTGAAAAACTTGATCTTATGTCCGATATAGAAAAAGCCCTATATGAGACGCCGGAGAATATAAAGATAGGCACAATCGGTCTTGCCGCCTCTACGATGTTTGCGATTAAGAGAAGAGCTATGATGCTTTCAGGTGGGGGAATATTTCCCGATGAAATGGTAAAGCATCAATTCGAGCCGGTTAAGCCAATGAAACGCGAAGAATTACCGAACATCCCCGGAATGATTCGTCCAATGACAAAAGACTGGCCGATGGGTACATTAGCGGAGGCATTTGGTCTTATAACGAGACTTCCCCATATTGCCGGTACAATATTTCAGGAGGAACAAAGAAAACTGGCCGAAACTCAAGACCGAGAAATTATCAAAAACGCGCCTATTACAAAAGCAATGCGGTTGGTGACTCAATCAGGCGTTCCTTCTATGGCGGCAGCTTTGGGGATTACATTATTGACCGGTGATCCGACCGTGGCACTTGCTCTTTTGGGTGAAATGGAAGGTGGTTCAGCTTTTCAAACCCAATTAGAGGGCGGTGCTTCGATAATGAAGGCCAATGTTATTGGTAACTTATCTGAAGTTGCTGAAATTGGCGGAGAAATGCTCGTTTTACCCAAAATATTCAAAGGTGTAAAAGAGGGATTCAGTCTTAGGGAAGCTTTGGGTGTTATTCTTGAAAACGCCACGCAAGAGGGGATTACCGGATTTAATCAAAGATTTCTGGAAGTCTTCGGACTTGAAACCACAAAAGGAATGGGCATAGAGGAGGCAGCAATAAAAGCTCTCAATGAGGGTATAAAAGCCATACCGGAAAATGCGTGGGTTGGCGGTGCTTCTGCTGGTGGCCCTGTTGCAATAAGAGGTGGTTTCGATATGGCGGTTTCTGCCATTAAAGGGAAAAAAGCAGTTGGAGTAGAGGTATTTGCCAAGCCTATTGCTGCCGAAGCACCCCCCACAGAGGCCATTGCAGCCCCCAGCAAGGCCGTAGTTGGCCAAACTCAGGCCGGAGTGACTATTACGCCGGAGATGGGAAAACCTTATTCTGCTACTTTATATAGAGGCACATCAACAGAAGGAGCATTAGATGCAGGGATATATGGTAAGGCTACATATTATACCCCGGATAAAAATGTTGCCGAACATTATAGGCGTGGTGAAGGTGAGATACTCCAACAAGAAGTAAATCTTAATAATCCTTTTGTTGGCACAGAAAGCGATTTTTCAAAATTCGTGGGATTTACACAGGAACAAAGGAATGCTCTTGCTGAAAAAGGAGTGTCTCAAGAGGAATATGACAATCTTGAAGCACAAAATATCAGAGATAAACTTGAGAAAATGGGGCATGACGGTTTTGTGCTTGTTGACAAAGACAGTAATGTATTGGAAGTCGGTGTGTTTAAGCAAGCCCCCGCCGTGGAAAAGGGAGCCAAGCCTACAGAACCTGAAAGAAAGGTATCTCGTTTGGCGGAACGTACTGAAGAACTTGCCGTCGAAAAGCATCTAGCGGAAAATCTCGGCGAGCTTCCGACTTATGAAACTATGAAGATGACCGAGCAGGCAAAAATGGCTACTGAGATTATTGACAGGGATTATGAGCAGGCCAAACGGATTGCAATGGGTAAAGAGAATCCGCCAACAGGACTTCGAGCGGCAAGCATGTACGAAGCGGTTAAGTATAAAGCCATTAAGGATAATGATGTAGAAACTTTAAGACGGCTTGCTACCGAATCTACCATACCGGCTGAATTAAGTGCATTGGGTCAGGAAATCAAGGCGGCAGATACCAGAACTGCATTGGCCGACCCTGTAAAATCCATGCAGGATATTCAAAAGACCAGAGAAAAAGTTGTTAAGAAACGCAAGAAAATAAAGAGTATTAAACGGGAAACTTCCCGCATGACGGAAGAAATAAGGTCAGTCATTCGAGAGACTGTTACCCGCCGCCAGAATTGGACTGAATTCGTCGAGTCGATCCGCTGCTAAGTTTGTTGAGGTGTTAAATGTGGTGTTTGCCAACTTATCTTGCTGATAAATTTTTGAATATGATTAAGGCCGGCACTATCTCTCCCGATAAGATGATAGATATGACCTCTGAGCAAAGAAGAAACTTCTTTTCAGAGCATTTTGGAGAAGTTAATGCCGTTCAGCTTAATACTTTATTAGAATCCAAACTGATTCTCAAAAATCAGCAAACAGGTATGGTGACATGGGCCAAGAAGGTGGCAGGTATTACGCCGGAAGCCCAAAGAGGACTTGTAAACAGGGTCAATAAAATGTCGGAAGTTTTGACACCAGAAACAGAAGATGTCTTTCTTAAAGATTTGGCGGCTCATGTTCTTGGCACTACCGTTACAATGGAGGAAGCAGGCAATATAACAACTCTTGCCAAAGAAGTTGCCGATAAAGATGAACTCTATGACAGAGAAAAAGCTGTAGATGAAGAAGGTAAACCGACTAAAGCAAGAATGGATTACGGCAGAACATTAGTAACTTTTGATAATTATGTTTCTTCAGTTAAAGCGATTGCCGAGCATGAAACTATATCCGAAAGAGTTGTGGAATATCTTCACAATCCTTTCAAGTTTATAGGCGATCTGGCGAAAGGCATCGCGGCAACATCAAGAGAAATGAGAACAACACTTGATAATAGCTGGATAGGCAAACAGGGTCGAAACTTGTTTTTCAAAGGAATAACAGGCGATTTCCAAAGTGGTAAAATCTGGTGGGACACCTTCAAAAAATCCTATAAAGTCATTTGGGACACGTTCAGAGGTGTCCCTGTCATGGATGAAATAAGGGCAGAAATATTATCCGATCCTGAATATGATATGATGAAGAAAGCCAAAGTGGCAACTGCTGTTATCGAGGAAGAAGCACCTACTGACTGGTATAAAAATATACCATATTTAGGCAAACCATTCCTGGCTTCTCATAATGCTTTTACTGCATCGGCCCATTACGCCCGTTACAAGACAGCGAAATATTATTTTAACATCGCTCGGAAATCGGATATTGACTTAAATGATAAAGTCGAATTGGAAAGTATAGGCAAACTTGTAAATTCTCTGACTGCAAGGGGTGAAATAGGAGCCAAGAGACAGGCACCGGGTTTGATTAGTAATATTTTCTTTTCTCCGAGAATGCTAAAGGCAGACCTTGATGTGCTGACAATGCACAAATTCGATAAGAATATGAGCAAATTTGCAAAGAAAGAGGCGGCAAAAAACCTTCTTCATATTGTAGTAGCCCAGGGACTTATTCTTGGTATTGCTTATGCTTTATGGCCTGAAACTGTAGAATGGGACCCTCATAGTTCCGATTTTGGCAAAATCAAGATTGGTAATACCAGATTTGATATATCAGGCGGAACGGCAGCGCTTACAAGATTAGCAGTAAGACTTGTTCCTTTACTGGTAAATAAGGATTCATATATCAAGAGTACATCTACTGGCAAGCTTATAAAACTCAATACCGGAAAATTCGGCGAACTGACGGGCGTGGATATTCTTGAAGATTATCTTGAAAACAAAACAGCACCAGCGGCAAATTTAGTATTGGCTCATCTTGCCGGACATTATAAATACAGAAAAGATGAAAAAATATCTCTTAAAGGTGATATACGAGAATTATTTGAACCTTTACCTATTCAAAATTTTTACGAACTTATAAACGATGAAAATTCAGCAAATATACTTCTATCAATAATAGCTGATGAGCATGGATTATTTGTTAATACTTATTCACCTGTGAAAAAAGGCAAAAAGATTGAAATAAAAGAAATAATCATGGATTAGCAGAGGAAAAAGCAATGACGAAAGAAAGAAGAAACGGCACAATCAGGAAGGTGATTATCGGATCATTAGCGACATTGTTGGTTACATTGTTCGTTGCGGCCCTTACTTTTTTGCTCAACACATCATGGAAAGCGGCGGAAGTTGTTAAGGACGTCGAGACTAACAGGGGGGCAATTCAGGAGACCAGGGCTGAGATAAAGGTCGAAATCAGACCCAAAATAATAACTAATACCGAGACTTTGATCGGGATGGGAAAGGATATTGACCAATTAGATGAAAAGATGGATGATTTAAGAATGGCACAACAGGCAATTCAGACCGAACAAAACAAAGCCTTCAAGGAAATATTGAGTAGATTGCCGCCATGAAACCCGCCAAGCACATTAAGAAGTTTTACGACCTGATACATAAGATGACTATGCACGGTCACATTGATACACCTGATAAATATGTCGCCGTGCAGGACATAGAGATTGCCGTTCACAAGCTGCGGCAGGCGTTTGAGTTTACCGGAGAGATCAAAAAATAGGTGGCTTTTTACCTCTCAGTTGCATTAACCAAGTGTCCAATCGAAAATAGTGAAAAAATATCCTTCATTTTTGCCCCAAAAACAGCCATTTTATTTTTTATTTGACTTTCGGGCTTGACCCTACTATATATATAGTGCAAAAGTTAAGAAAGGATTTACAATGCCAGACGGACAATGCAACTCGGAAAAAATTAAATCTACCCTTGGCCTGTCCACACTTCTTGAAGTCCGTCTGGCGACTGCGCTTCAAAACGGGCAGGCCAATTTTTTTGCATACACCCTCCTCCATTTAGGTGCGGGGCGCGGCAAGAAATCAACTGCGCCCCACCTTTTTTTGAAATTACATAAAGAGGATATGCTGCTTTTTAAGATAAAGGAGAACAACCAATGAAAGGCGCAGATGTATATGCGAATATATTCGACAAAGAGCAACATGGCAGATTGTATTTGTATCCGAGTAGCCATGGTCGCGGACAAACATTTCAAATATGGCTTTTGCCAGAAGGTGTAGTTCTTAAAAATGATGATGTTCCTTGGGTTATACCTGACGCTGTTGAAATATATGGGATTGTTGCTGGCAATTCAGGTTGGACAGAGGAATATGGCTGGTTGTACCAAGGCAAATGGATAGAAGATTTTAACGCTTTGGTAGAACAGAGAAAACAACAAATAGAAAAAAAAAGCGAAGTTAGGGAAAAGGAGAAACAAGTGAAGATTTTGGCGGAAGAGCAACGTATTGAACGATTGCTTTCTACTTATAAGTAAAGATCGGAATGATAAAAACTTTAGTTGATATTTTGAGAATTCTTTTCGTTGGCTGGATAATTTTCGTTGTATATTTGGGTTTCCGCCAAATGTGGAGAAGTTGTTAATGGCATCCTTGCCGCATATAGAAAGTGAAGGGAAAAAATGAAAATTGAGATAACATTTACAGAACCATTATTGGGAACGCTTTCGGGCAATAAGGAAATAGCCGAAGATTTTATAATTTCCAAGCATCCAGAGGGTCAATCTGAGGAAGAATCGGAAATGCACCCGGACGAAGAATTGGAGGGATCAAGCACTATTTTTGCCAGAGACGGCGACAAATTGATGCTCTGGGACTACCAGTTCAAAGGTTTCTTCAAGGAAGCGTGCGAGCAGATGATATATTCCGGCACAATGACACAAGAGGAGCTTAAAAAATATCGTCTAACTCCATATCTCTATAAAAAGACCATCGACAAGCAGATATTTGTTAATCCCCGCAAGATATATCTTGAATTACCCGAAGGAGCAAAACCTGAATTCATCGAACGTCCTTTGAGAGGTCAGACGATGAAAGGTGAACGGATATGCCTTGCAAGATCAGAATCCGTACCGGCGAGAACGAAATTAAGGATTGAGGTATCTTGTCTCAATAAGAATCTCGAAAAGTTCATCGTGCAATGGCTGGCATACGGGGCATTGCTCGGCATGGGACAATGGAGGACGAGTGGGTGTGGCCGATTTTCTTATAGAATTAAAAAGTGAATAATATGCGAAGGCGGGGCGCGGCGAAGCGAAGGTGAAGCGTGGCAGGGCTTAGTATTGCGCGGTATGGCTGTGCGAAGGCATAGCAATGCTCAGCTGTGCGAAGGCAGAGCAGCGCAGAGCGTGGCTAAGCTAAGGCGGGGCTTTGCAATGCTAAGCAAAGGCAAGGTTTTGCATCGCAAAGTTCTGCTGTGCACAGCATTGGCTATGTGAAGCAATGCAACGCGAAGGCGGAGCAAAGGCTGAGCGCGGCGGAGCCATGCAAAGCAAAGGCAAAGCAATAACTGGATAATGAAAGTCAAGAAGACAATGAAAAAAGCTTATATTAAAAAAAGGTTTTCCCGTAGTTCCCTCGCAATTATTGAGAGTTCCAACGCAATAATCGAGGAATATATGGAGCAAGGGTACGATTTAACCCTGCGCCAATTATTTTATCAACACGTATCCAGAGATATTATCGCAAACAGGCAGGGCGAGTACAAAAGACTTGGCTCTGTAATTAACGATGCAAGGCTTGCCGGGTTGATTGATTGGAATTCTATTACTGACAGGACTCGCAATTATGAGTCTTTGCCGCACTGGAATAGCCCTGCGGAAGTTCTTCAATCCGCCGCCGAAAGTTATGCAATTGATACACGTATCGACCAGCACGATTACGTTGAGGTTTGGGTTGAAAAAGATGCCCTTGTCGGTGTGATTGAGAAGGCTTGCGACCCACTTGATGTGGGGTATTTATCTTGTCGGGGCTTTGTCTCTCAATCGGAAATGTGGATAGCTGCTCAGCGTTTTATTGTCCGTGAACACAAAAGAAGGAGAAGGCAGGATACTTTCCTGATACATTTAGGCGACCATGACCCATCAGGAATCGACATGAGCCGAGATATACAGGATAGGTTGGAAATATTCGGTTCGTCGGTACAGGTCGAAAGAATTGCCTTGACAATGGAGCAAATCGAAGAGTATCAGCCGCCGCCTAATCCGGCCAAGACCACAGATAGCCGATATGATTCATATAAAGAAATATTCGGCGGTGATTCGTGGGAACTTGACGCCCTCGATCCGCGTATTTTAACCGAGCTTATCACAATATCTGTAGGCAGCCATACGCAAGACGATAAGCGTAGGAAGCAAATAAGACAACAAGAAAAAGACCGCAAGGAAATTGAAAGACTGGCGGATAATTGGAAAAAATGAATATTTCTAAAAAACACCCTGAGAGCAAACAATGAACATACAAATAACGGACAATTATGTAATGACTTCCGATGCGTACAATTTCATTCTGAACGAAGTCCACGTTATCGAAACAGGAAAAAAGGCCGGAAAGACAACGTTGGTCCCCATTGGCTATTATCCCAGTGTCGTAAGCCTCTGTGAAGGGCTTATCTCAAAGAAGCTAAGGCAAAGTACCAAAAGAACCCTAAAAACCTTCCTACAGGAACACACAGAGCTTGTCGATGAAATTAAAGGACTGTTTAGAATAGGCATAACAGGAATAGGAACAATGCCATGTTCAGAGTGTGGGGCAAAACAAAAAAAGGACTGAATTATGAGCGAAGCAAAACATACAAAACTTGAAATATACGAAGAATTTGCCGGATTGGCCCAAATTGATGGCAAAACAATCTTTGTAGTTATGCCGACACTTATCGAGAACACAGATGATTTGG